ATGGCCACTATTCGCGCTCGGCGCAACGCCGATGGAACGGTGATGTACACCGCGCAGATTCGTATCAAGCGCGGAGGCGCGCAAGTCTATCAGGAGAGCGCAAGTTTCAGCCGGAAAAAGGCCGCTGAAGCATGGGCGCTCCGTCGGGAGGCTGAATTGGCCGAGCCCGGTGGCTTGGAGCGGGCGACGAAAAAGGGGGTACTGCTTCGGAACATCATCGCCCAGTACCTGGCCGACCGGGATAAGACTCGCCCGCTGGGTAAGACCAAGATCGCCACGCTGACCGCCATCGCCGCTTCCCACCTGGGCGATACCATCGACCGGGATATCACCAGTCAGGTGCTCGTTGACTATGCGCTGTGGCGCATGGGGCCGGACGGGGGAGGGGTGAAGGCGCAGACAGTTGCCAATGACCTGGCACATCTTGGGTCGGTGTTAGGAGTGGCGGAGGCAGCCTGGGGGTATCAAGTCGACCCGGACGTTATGGCGAAAGCCCGCAGAGTTCTCAAGAACCTGGGTTACAAGTTGCGCAGCAGGGAGCGTGATCGGCGCCCGACACTTGAAGAGTTGGATCGGTTGTTCCAGGCGTTCGAGCGCTCATGGCGATCGCGGCCGACCTCGATGTGCATGGCGAAGGTCGCTGCCTTCGCATTGTTCTCCAGCCGAAGGCAGGAGGAGATCATCCGTATCCGGTGGGCGGATCTGGACGAGGCCCGGGGCGCCGTCCTGGTCCGGGACATGAAGAACCCAGGCGACAAGTGGGGTAACGACGTGTGGTGTCAGCTACCCGAGGAGGCAATGGCGGTCATCAAGAGTATGCCGCGGGCCTTCGACGAGATCTTTCCATACACCACCGATGCGATTCAGGGGGCATGGAGTCGCGCGATCACTGCCGCAGGTATAGAGGATCTGACGTTTCACGATCTGCGCCACGAAGCGATCAGTCGGCTGTTTGAGCTGGAGTGGGACATTCCCAAGGTGGCTTCGGTCAGCGGGCACCGAGATTGGAACTCTCTTCGGCGATATACCCATCTGCGTGGGTCTGGTGATAAATATGCTGGCTGGGAATGGCTCCCGAAGGTCCTGGCGATGCCGGTGTCCTTCGGGGAATGGGTTTCCAAGAAGAAGTCAGGCCGCCGGTCGGGCTCGGTTTAGCCGTTCATGGTCTTTCAGGGCGACCTCGCGCTGTTTGTCCAGATACGCCGCCAGGTCCGCCAAGTGAATGCCTCTGGCAGCCTTCTGGCTGGACTCGATCCGCGTGATAGGGATCTGGATCTGTCCGGCCAGGACCTTCCGCTGGAACTGCTCGACAGTCAGGTGACTGAAGTAGTCGGCGCATACTCTATTCAGCGGGATGATGGCGAGGCCGTTGTACTGGGCCATGAGAAGGAACAGGGTATTCATCAGTAGCACCCCGCTTGCCATGCCGCTAGCGTGTGGAGGATCGGGAATACCTCCACGGCGAGCACCGCGGTCAGGCCAAGGGCGGCGATGATGCCAAGGGCGGTCAGTGTTCTACGCATCGCTTAGCTCTCCCTGACTCGCCGCTGCCCGGTCCTTGAGCGATTCGATGACGGTTTGCGGCATGTCCACCTCTGCCTGCTGGACGAGATCCTGGAGCACTTCCAGCGCGGCCTCGATGAGGCTCTCAGCCACGCCTTGGTCGCGCCACTTGGTTTCGATGTAGCGGCGCTTGCCGGCGATCTGCCGAGAGAAGTCAGCACGCCGGCGTTCGATGATCACGCCAGTGACCTGCTCCAGATAGTCGATGTATTCCAGCGTCAGCTCGTGCTCGTTGCCGGTGTCGGCGAAGACCCCTCGGATGTTTGGGGCCTCCACTGCGATGGCTAGCAGTAGCGTAGCTGTGCTGTCCTTACCGCCGGAAACACTGATGATGTTGTGTTGTTCGCCGAGTACCAGGTCAGCGCCAATCCGCGAGCATGGTATGGCTTGCGATGGAGTGGAGGCAGAGAATGCTGTCATGCCGTCTCCCCCTGGACCATTTGCCTTGGGGTCTGCATGCTTCGTTTATCGCTGATGGCAAGGGGATGGCCATGTTTCAAGAGGAAGTCACAATCAAGTTGCGTCCTAGTCATCTTTTGGGCTGCGTACTGGTCTCTCCCTTTATGGTGCTGCTGGGGTGCTGGATATGGTCTTGGGGATGGAGTAGCGCCAATGCTCCGGCCTGGGTTCAGGCGGTTGGCAGTGTTGTCGCTATTTTTGTGAGTTGGATTTTCTTTGTGCTTGATAAGCGAATTCAGCGTCGGAAACAAACCGAAGATAACAAGCTGATGCTTAAGCAGACGGTTGGAGTTGCGAAGCATGCTGGAAAGCTGGGGAAAATGGTTATATCTTCCGTGAAGGAGAAAAGAGGGGGCCAACAGCAAGCGCTCTTTGGAACTTCTGAGTACCTCAGCACCATGAGGTCGGTTAATTTTAACCAGTTGCCAACAGTGGATAGTGCACTGGCTTGGCTGGAGCTGCAGCATGCTCTTTCGGACCTGTGTCAGATAGTGCAAGTTGATGAGCCAGAAAGTGTGGAGTTTCATCGCCTGGCTCCTTTGGCGGTGGTAATTGATCGCGCTATAGCGAGATTGGTAATTGATGCTGCGGCATTTATTCCGGAGTTGGGCGATGAGGCCTCCATGCTTAAAGCATTGGGAACAAGTAGAAAAAAAATTGACGGGCCACCTCTGCCAAAGTCGCTGGATTAGTAAGTCGAGATTTTCCTGGGCAGTGGCTAAAGTTTCTGACTCCGGTATGTGCCTGTGCTTGTGTAAGCGGGCCGACACTAGAAAATAGTCGTTTTTCATGCCGAGCCAGATCGCAGTCAGTTGGTGTTCTTCGACAGCCAGAAAAACGACGAAATAGCTGTGTTGCGCTGTGCTGTAATGGTGTGCGCAGTGGCTGCTGAAGCGACATAGCTCGGCGGAGGCGAAGAGATCGATGTTCGGAGACTCGCGAGGGCCGAGAGGGAGCTGGGCCTGGTAGATGGCCTGGGCGAGATCGTGGCGACGGAAAGCGGTCATGCCCGTCCCCCTTCGGTTTTCTCCAGGCGCTGGAGGAGGTCGGTGTTCGCGATGCGCAGCGCGGCAATCTCTTGGTTCTGCTCGCGGATCTGCGCGCACAGCGTGCGGATCAGTGCGTTATCGGTGGGCTTCGGTGGGCGCTTTCCCCCCTCGACAAGCTGCGCGGGCGAGCGAGTCATTAAGCGAAGCGTGGCTATGTGCTTCGCGCCCCGGCGCAGCCTTTCGTGGGGTATGCGTGCCTTCGGCGTGTACTGAAGGTTGGGTTGGAATATGCCTGCTGCTGCGCAGCAGTGGCTTTCTATAGCGCCACCCTCGGGCATCGGTTGGCGGCCTTGGGCGATGGCGATCAGTTGGATGCGACGTGCCAGGCCGCCGCCGCGCTTTTGCGCGGCCGGGGCTTGGGTGCTTTGGGTGGCGTGTGCCAGGGCGGCGCCCTGGTCTTGTGCCGCTACGCGGCTAGCCGGGATAGTAGTCATCGCGCTGCCTCACATGCACATCGGTGCAGTGTCGCCGGAGTAGTCGAGGTCGACTGACTCCCAGCCGCTCGGACGAAGGTGGTCATCGATCTCGCGGATCTGGTCGCTGATATCGGCAATCGTGATTTCCCCGCGTCGAGCATCGTCCTCGTCCCACTGTGGCTGGGCGCGGCGCAGGCGGGTCAGGCTGTCGACGTGGTGGCTGCGGTGCTTCAGCAGGTCGTAGGTGGAGAGGCTGGAGTAGTTCATGCCGCCTCCTGCGCTTCAACTTCTGCGCTCTGGCTGGCCAGTTCCGTGATGGCGAGCCGCTGGAGGATCGCGGCGAGCTGCTGTTGGGCTTCGGCGTCTGCGTTGCGCTTGGTGGTGCCGGTCTTTTGGAACTGTCGAGCGTGGCCGCTGAGGAGGCGACTGGCGGTGCGGATGGCGTCCAGTTCTTCGGCGACCAAGTTCTGCTCGCGGAGGAGCTTCGCGGTCTCAGCCTGCCGATGATTGGTCGCGATGCGTGTCTCCAGCTCCGTCTCCAGGCGCTTCAGTTCCGCTTGTTGCTCTTCGTGGCGCTGCTGCCAATCCGCAAGTTTCTCGGTGGCCTCGGCTTCGACGTTTTGACGAAGTTCCTTCTCGTCGCTGATCTCTTCCTGCTGCTCATCGATGACCTGTTGCAGGCGCTGGGCATTGGTGCGCAGCTTGGCAAGGTCGGCATGCAGCGCCGTCAGTTCCTGGCTGTGCGAGGCGCGGCAGAGGTAAAGCGCCTCGTCGACCGCCTGCTGTTGGGCGTTCTTCCTGTCCTTGCGCCCAGCAAGATAGGCGGTGGCGATCAGGACCAGCAGCGCGGCGAGAGTGGTGGCCGCGAGAATGATGTGTTGGGTATGCATGGTGGTTTTCTCCATTGGTGGTGGGTGGCCGGTGGTGGCGGCCGGTGTGGTTACTCGTTACTGCCGAGTCGGGCATATGCCTCGTCGGCCTGCCAGGCTCGTGAGTCGATCCAGGCCGCAAGGTGGCGCACATCGACAAATGGCTGGGCGCGCTGACTCGGGTCGACGGTGGTGATGGGGAGGCGGATTCGGCGTTCCTTGATCGAACGGCTGAACGTCTCTTCGTTGAGGTTGTGGAAGTACCGAATGCGCAGGTGCTCCAGCGGGATCAGCACGTCGCCGAAGGTGCGGTAGAGGAGTTCCACCGTCTCCGGGCGTGGGGCCGGAGTCAGGCGAAGCTCGGGTTGGTTGTCGTGAGGAGTGCTCATGCGGCGGCCTCGTTGAGCACGGCTACCGCGTCCTCGATGCCGCTGGCTGCTTCGTTGAGTTGGTCGACGATCTCTTCCATGCGCGCTCCGCGGTTGCTGGCTTGCAGGCTCTCGGGCATAGCGTCCAGGGCCTCCTCCTCCTCGCTAACCAAGGTTTCGATCTGCTCGCGGATCTCTTCGAGTTGAGCGGTGATTTGTTGCAGTTGGCGTCGGCGTGCGTTGTTCATTTGTTCCCCTTGGGGTGGTTCCAGGCGATCTCTACGTGGGTTCGTACAAGTTCCCGTAGGTGTTCCGGCACCCGCTCCAGGGCCGCCCTGCGTTCCTCAATGGTTCGAAGGGCGACGATCTGGCGGGCGTATTCGCGGGGCCGGGGCTCGTCAGCCAACCTCGCGGCGGTCCGGGACCGCCGGCGGGCAGACGCGGGGGATGCCGAGCTTGTCGGCCAGCCATGCCACTCCGGCCGGGCGCACTTTCGTCGAGTGGCTGTACTGCATGCCGAGTTCGGGGTGGTGCCAGGGCGTTTCCTTTGCGCGCAGGTAGAGGCGGTCGCGGACTGGAGCGGCTGGAAGAGTGTTGCTGTCGAGCAGGCCGGCCGCCTTCATGCGCTTGATCAGCTCGGGACGCGTCAGCCCGAGGCGCTGCGCGGCCTGGTGCAGGGACAAGTCTTTCATCGCGGCCCCCTACGCAGCCTGGTCGAAACGGCGGCGAGCCGGGGTCTCGTCCGCGGTGTCCAGGCGGCCATTCGCGATGGACTCGATGTAGTCGGCCACGGTGTTGGCGTTGGACTGGGAGTCGAGCGGGAGGCCCAGGCTGTTCAGCGTGGAGCCCATTCGAACGATGATGTGGACCTGTCCAGCGCCGCGCTCAATGTCGAGAGTGACGTGGACTGCCTGACGGGTTTCGGCGTCGTAGAGGGCGTGGTTGAAGCGGCCGTTGAGGCTGAGCTGAGCCTTGAGCCGCACAAAGGATGGTTGGCGGAGTGCGTAGGTCATGCCGCGTCACCTCCAAACGGGGAGGTGGTGGTTACCGAATAACGGCGGCCCGGGGTACGGCTGGCTACAAGCTGGGCTTTGCCGTTGAAGATGACGACAAGGCAGCCAGTTTCGGCCTGGAGGCGTTGGACCTGTTGCGGGGAGGAGGTACAGGCCGGGTGGACGTGTACCGTGGCGGAACGTTGCATGGTGTTACCTCGTCTCTGTGGTGGAGAGTCGAGGTAATTAAACGCAACGTTTAAAGCTGGGTCAATACGTTTTGTTTATTTTGTTTATTGGTCGAAGGCAAGGCCTTTCTTTTTTCGGAGCGTCGACCACCAAAATACCCAGCCAAGGATTCGGATTTGTTGGGTCTCGATCTGCTCGGCTGAGTATTCTTCGTCTGGGTGCTCTGTTGTGTTGAAGCTCCGCAGGCGCATACCGCCCGCTGGCAGGCGATATAGGTATTTCACTCGTAGCATTCCGTCATGTTCAAGGGCGTAGATTTCGCCGTCCAGAATGCGGGTTGCGCTCTTGTCCACTCCGATGGTGGCGCCATTCATAATCAATGGCTCCATGCTGTTCCCGCTGACCGTGGCGCAGAAAGCCGCCGAAGGGGAGACTCCGGCATTTCGAAGCGTAGCGTAGGAGAATCGCAGCTTTCTCCCCTTAATCTCACGCACCGCTGTTCGGCCGGCTCCGGCGGATAGCTCAACTTCCTTGTACAGCGGCACTTCAACCTCGTCCGGTTCTAGGGGCGTTCTGTCATCCCAGGGATCGAGGGGAGAGAGCAGGGAGCTTTCACCGCCTGTGGCTAGGGAGTTCGATGGAGATTCGCTATCTGTTCCATCGCTCAGCCAGCGAGGATTGACGGCTAGTGCGTCAGCAATAGCGAAAACGCGGGCCTTTGGAATCCCGCGCTTGAACCAATTGTTGACGTGTTGGGGCTCAACGCCTAGCGCTGCTGCGAACTCGCTATAGGCGATTCCTCTCTCATCGAGGAGGCCGCGCAATCTGGTGCCGGATGTGCTCATAAACTCAGAGTTTACAGGGGTAGACATTGCGTTTAAATAAACGTAATGTGTATTACCGAATGCGAAGAAAACGGTGCGTTTATGGATCAATCGGCATTGGAAAAGGCGATTAACGCTGCTGGAGGTGGACGGGCGCTCGCGCAAGCAATGGGGCTTAGCCCGATGGCTGTTTCCCAATGGAAAAAGCGCGGGGTGCCTGCTGAGCGTGTGCCTGCCGTGGTGCGAGCATGCAAAGGTGCTGTTGCTGCACATGAATTACGGCCGGACCTGCCAGACCTATTTCCACTTCCAGATAAGCACTCTAGGAAAGCAGCTTAGTCCCTCGCCACCACCGAGGGAGGGGAGCCAGGCCGGCTGGAGCAGCACGCTAAGTACCACCACAGCCGGCCGAGCTTCCCAGACCCGAAGCACGGATGCCTCGGGGTTGCCAGCCTCTCCACCACAGAGCTGCTGGCTGTAACGGTCGGGTGATCAGGAATACCGATCACCCGGCCATCGTGGCAGATGGCGTTTCCACCACAGAGCGGCCATCTGCCTTGTGACCACCATGCAATGTGACCACGGCGCCTACTCTAACAAGGTTGGTGGCGTCGTGGCACTGGCAGTAAACAGGAATAATTGCCATGTCCCGACCCTCGTTCGCGGATCAGTTCGACCGCATGGGCCGCGAGGTGCTTCCCTTGGGCGAAGCGCTCAACCTCGTCGCCCGCAATCAACGCATGTGCCACGGTGGCATCACTGGCTTCGCTCACTCCACCGGCCGCAGCGTCTCCACCACTTCCCACAAGTTCGACCCCAGCCACACCAGCCACATCCTCAACATCTACGACGTGCTCGACTTCCTGCGGTACGTGTCGGCCGAGGGGCGGGCGGTCGTGCTCGACGCGCTGCATGCCGAGCTGGGCGACAGCCTGTGGTTCTTCGTTTCGCCGCTTCAGTTCGAGGATGTGCCGGCCAGCCTGATTGCCGGTGCCGGCGAGATCCTGCACACGTCGGCCAATGCGGCAACCACCATCGCGCGCCATATCGAGGATGGTCGCATCGATGCGGCCGAGCTGGCCGAAACCCAAAAACTGGCGATGAGCATCATCCGCGCGGCGGTTGGCCTCTACGAGCGGGCTCGCTACGTCCACCAGACCACCAAGGGCGCCGAACGCGGGGAGGTGGCCAATGGCTGATATCGCGGATCACGCCAATGACCTGGTGCTGGAGCGCATGGAGGCGGCGTTGGCTGCCCGAGCGCTGGTAGTGGCTGGCGAATCGGCTCATGAGTGCGAGTGCTGCGGCGAGCCAATCCCGCCGCGCCGTCGCGAAGCTGTGCCGGGGTGCCAAACCTGCATTGAATGCCAGTCCTTCAACGAGCGGAGGGGGCGCCGGTGAGTAACGAAGCCTTGGACGAAGTGCTGAATCAGCTTCGGGATCATGGTATCGAGCCCTTCACCAAGCGGAGCCCGGGCTGGGTGTTCGGCAAGCTGGTGCGCTGCAAGGTCGAGGGCGACCGGAGCGGGGAGGCTACTGGCTGGTACGTACTGCACGAATACACCACTGCCAGCGGCAAGACCCTCTATTTCGGGCGCTTCGGCAACTGGCGGCAGGATCTCAACGAGAAATTCAAGCTCAAGGGTGTTCGCCTGACTGCCGAGGAGCGCGAGCTTATGCACGCCCGCCAGGAAGAGGCCAAGCGCAAGGCCGCGGCAAAGGCCGCCTACGCCGCGCAGCGTGCTGCGCAGGGCGCCGCGCGGCTGTGGGAACGGCTATCGGAGAAGGGCAAGGCGCCGTATCTCGACCGCAAGCAAATCGTCGGTATCGGCGGTCGCTACGGTTACGGCGGGCGTTTCATGGTGCCCATGCGAACGCTCAAGGGGCTGGTGGGGCTGCAAATCATCTACCCTGAAAAGCAGCCCGATACCGGCCGGGACAAGGCGTATTGGCCCTACGGCATGCAGAAGGAAGGCGCGTTCTGCCTGATCGGTCCGCGCCCCGAACCCGGCGAGCCGGTGTTGATCGCTGAGGGCTACGCAACCGGCGTCAGCCTGCATATGGCGACGGGCTGCGCGGTGGCTATTGCCTTCGATGCCGGCAACCTGCTGCCGGTCGGCAAGGCGATGCAGACCGAGTACCCGTCGCGGCCGCTGATCTTCTGCGGCGATGACGACTGGAAGACCACCCGCCAGGACGGATCGCCTTGGAATCCGGGCGCTCAGGCTGCGGAGAACGCCGCCACGATCCTGGGCGGCCAGTTCGTACTCCCTCGCTTCGGCAGCGAGCGGGATGAGGGCTGGACTGACTTCAACGACCTGCACTGTGCCGAGGGGCTGGAGGTTGTCCGCGCCCAGGTCATGGCGGTGGTCCGGCCGCCGGCGGAAGGGGGCTGGCGTGACTGCTTGCTGCGGATCAAGGGCGGCGGGTTGGCGGCGCACATGGTGAACATCAGTCTCATCTTGCAGAACGATGAACGGTGGCAAGGCGTGCTCGGCTATGACGAGTTCAGCGCCAAGACCATGAAGCTGCGGACGCCACCCTATGGCGGTGGTACGGGGGAGTGGACAGATCTGGACGACATGCTGGCGTGCGAGTGGCTGGCACAGCAGTACGGTCTGTTGACGAAGGTGCCGCCGGTGCTCGAAGCGGTGTCTGTGGTGGCCAGCAAGAACAGTTTTCACCCGGTGCGGGCGTACCTTGAGGGCCTGGAGTGGGACGGTACGCCGCGGATCGAGCATTGGCTGAACAGGGCCCTGGGCGTGGAGGAGACCCCGTACTCGATGAAGGCCGGCAAGCGCTGGCTGATCGGCGCTGTTGCGCGTGTTATGCGCCCAGGCTGCAAGATGGATACGGTGCTGATCCTCGAAGGGTTGCAGGGTGAGGGCAAGTCGACTGCCATGTCGGTGCTGGGCGGCGAGTGGTTCATGGATACCCCGTTCGTGCTTGGTGACACAGAAACATTTCAGATGTTACGCGGCAAATGGATCAGCGAACTGGGCGAGTTGGATGCCTTCAACAAGGCCGACAGCACCAAGGCGAAGCAGTTCTTCTCGGCATCGGTTGATACCTTCCGCGAGAAATATGGCCGCAGATCCCGCGATGTGCCGCGACAGTGTGTTTTCGTAGGTACTACAAACCAGGAGGAGTACCTGAAAGACACCACCGGTAACCGTCGATACTGGCCGGTCCTCTGCACGAAGGTGGATCTGGACCTGCTGCGCGAGATCCGGGACCAGCTATGGGCAGAAGCGCTGTTCTGCTACCGCGCCGGAGATCAGTGGTGGGTCTCGCGTGAAGAGCGCGCGCTGTTCGAGGAGGAGCAGGACAAGCGCTACACCGTCGACGCCTGGGAGCACAAGTTGATCGGTTGGCTGGAGGGGTACGTCGGCGAGACCGTCACCAGTGCTGACCTGCTGGGGGACGCGCTCAACCTCGACTTCGGGCATTGGGGCAAACCGGAGCAGATGCGAGTTGGCCATATCATGCACCGGCTGGGCTGGCGGCGCAGACGCCTGCCCGCATCCGGTAAGTCACCGGTGCGGCCGTGGGGCTATGAGCGGCCGCCGTCGTGGAAGGGGCGGCCAACGCAGAAGGAGGCCGCATTTTGATCAAGCCAATTGACGAGATGCTACGGACCTGGGCCGCCGAGCTGCACCCACCGAACGGCGTAGGTTCAGCCGGCAACGCTAGCGGCGGGAGCAATGTGATTGCTATGCTGATGGCGACCAGGGGAAACCTGACTCGCTCCACAGCGGGGGCTCGCTGTCCTCTGGATCGCACGGCGGACATTGAGCTGATCGTGAACAAGCACCTTCCGCCGCCCATCGAGCGGGTGGTGCGGTTGCATTACACGGACTACGACATGTCGGACCCGATGAAATGGGAAGCGTGCGGGTGCGGTAGAACCCAGTATTACCAGCGCCTGCACCTGGCCCATGCGGCCATTGCTGAAATCCTGCTGCGGCGGGCGGCCTGACTTGGCCGTGCACTGTCCCACCGTCCTACTCTGTCCCGCTTCGTTTTTCGAGGCGGGACAGCGCAAAGCCCCGTCGCCGCTGGGGCTGTCCCACTGTCCCACCTTTCACACACCCGCCCGCACATAGGCGCGTATCGCGCGCGCACGCGCGTAGCGTGCGCTCTTATTATTCTTCTCTTATATGCGTAGAAAGTAGTAGGACAAGTGGGACAGTAGGACAACGCCATATAAAACAATGGGTTATCTGTCCCACCTGCTGACCCACCTACTGACCAGTAGGACAGCGCCGGAGGCGCTTGATAACCGTAGATGGATATACGCCGGACGAGTCCGGGACGAGTTTGGGGCGACTCCGGGATAAGTTCGGGGTGGCAATAAAACTGGGTTGCTGCCACCGAACTGAAGGGGTAAAAAGTAGGCACTCTCGTAGAGGTGCGCCAGTGAGGCACACGCTCCACATCATCCGAACCCGGCCATCGCGCCGGGTTTTTTATTGGCTCGATTTCGGCGCCTCTGGCCTCCCTGGCGGGGCGTCGGGTCCAGGGACGGGCCGCCTACTCAGACCGAGGTGAACATGGCGACAGAGAACGACGTTCAGCAGACGCTGAGCGATATCCCGACCTGGCTGTTCGTGCTGGTGTCGATGGCAGGCCTGTCTGGGGAGTTGTGGCGCGCCGAGGCGGCAGGGCTGACGGTCAGCGATCTGCTGAAACGTGTCCTGCTGCGCTCGGGGGCGTCGGTGGTGTTCGGCCTGGCCTCGGTGTTGCTCGCCACGGCGAGCGGTGCGGGGCTGCCGGTTGCCGCCGCGCTCGGTAGCGTGGTCGCGTGCCTCGGCGCCGACGTGGCATCTGGTTTTTACACACGTTGGCTTGAGCGGAAAGCGGGCGGTTCTGAGGTGCCGCCTCGTCGGGCTGACTCGGAGTGAGAGGGGCTATCACTGCGCGGGACTTGGACGACGCCGTTCGGTCCTTGCAGCAGCTCGGTGGCGACTTGCCTGCTGCTGTGTTGGCCGACGCCTTGAACCACACGGCGAACCAGGCGAATCAGGCGCTGGTCGGGGAGATCGACCAGGTCTTCGACCGGCCGACACCGTTCACCCGCAACGCCATCCGCATCCTGCATGCCACTTCGCGCCGCCTTGAGGCGGCCTTGTGGGTGAAGGACGAAAAGGACCATGCCTCGAAGGGGCAGGCGCCGGAGGACTGGGTGGCTCCCCAAGTCTTCGGGGGGCCGAGGGTGGACAAGGCGTCGGAGCGGAACCTCCGAGCCCGGGGCATTCTGCCTGCGGGCATGTTCGTCGTTCCAGCGGAGGGCGCCCGGCTGGACCAGTACGGCAACATGAGCCGCGGCCAGATGATCCAGATCCTCTCCGGCCTGGGCGCCCTGGAATACCGAGCGGGGTTCAAAGGAAACGCCACTCAGTCGGCGCGCTCCCTGGCGAAGGGACACCAACTGGCGTACTTCGTGATGCGCCGTGGCCGCCGGCCGATTGGCATCGCCGAACGCCGTGGACGGACGTTGACCATGGTCCTCGCCTTCGTCCGCCAGCCTCAGTACCGCGTGCGCTTCCAGTTTCACGAAGTCGTTCGGCGTATTGCCGAGGACGACGCGCGCATCGAGGCGAACATCGAGCGGACCCTGGCGAAAGCGTTGCGCTGAACCGTTGGCAGGTGGCTTGGCCGGGCGGAGCGGGGTTAGTTCAACCCGAGCCGGCGGTGGCCGCCTGCAGACGGGGTGTCGCGAAAAGCGGGGCAGTGACGTGCTGCTCAAAAAGCACCGGGGGCCCCTGAAGCGCCGCCCCCGACAAGGGTGATTCGAACCCCGTTCTCGCGCTAGTGGCTGGGCCGGGAAGTTAGTTAACAGGGTTAACCGGGTTAACCCCCCTCGGTTCATCGTGGTTAACAGGTACCGCACATGGAGTTCATGACCAAGGCAGCGTTCGCGGACCGCCAAGGCTGGTCGCGCGCCTACGTGTCGAAGCTGGTCCGGCAAGGACGCCTCGTCCTCACTGCCGACGGAAAGGTCGACGTCCAGGCGAGCGACGAACTGCTGGCCGCCAGCGCAGACCCGAGCAAGGCTGCCGTGGCCGAGCGGCACCGGCAGGAGCGGGTGGAGAAGGGCGTGTACGCCCACATAGGCGCAGGTGCAGCCCCGAGCCCGGCCTTACCGGCACCTGGGCAGACCGCACCGCTGCCCGACTACCAGAAAGCCCGCGCACGGCGAGAGTACGCCCTGGCTCTGCTGGCAGAAGACGAACACCGCAAGAGCCGTGGCGAGACGGTCGAGCGCGCGCGTGTCGACTCCGCCGCCTTCACCGCTGCGCGCGCTCTGCGCGATCTGCTGATGGGCGTGCCGCCGAAGATCGCCGGCGACCTGGTGACGCTGACCGACCCCTGGGAGATCGAACGCCGCCTGACCCAGGCGCTGCGCCGTGCCTTGGAAGATGCCGACCGCCTCCTGCAGCTCGATGCCGAGATCGAACAAGGGGGCAAGGAGCCGAACTGAACCATGGAACAACCGTATGCCGACGGTGCCGCCGTGTACCTGGCGGCATACCGTCGAGGACTGAAGCCCGACCCCGAACTGTGGATCGATGAGTGGGCGGACGAGTTCCAGATGATCCCGGCGGATACGGGGGCGGCCGAGCCGGGCAAGTACCACACCGACCGGACCCCCTATGCGCGCGAGCCGATGCGTTGCCTGTCGCCGCTGTTCCCAGCCAAGCGCGTGGTGACCATGATCGCCTCGCAGCTGATGAAGACCCAGGTCGCCTTGAACTGGATCGGCGGCTGTATCCACATGGCACCGGCCAACATCCTGGTGCTGCTGCCCACCGAGAAGCTGAGCAAGCGGGTATCAGGACGGATCGACAAGACGATCAAGGCCGTGCCGGTGCTGACCGCGCGCGTTGCCAAGGCCCGCTCGCGCGACTCGCGAAACACGCTCGACACCAAGGAGTTCGAGGGTGGCGCGCTGTACTGCGCGTCAGCCGGCTCGGCCTCCAACCTGGCCGAGTTGTCCGCTCGGTACGTGTACGGCGACGAAATCGATCGCTGGGAAATGGACGTCGACGACGACGGCGACCCGGTCAAGCAGGCCGAGGCGCGCGGTTCGACGTTCGGCCGCCGCGCGAAGTTCTACTACTCCAGCTCGCCCACGCTGAAAGGCGTTTCGCGGATCGCCGACCTCTTCACCCAGGGCGACCAGCGGCACTACTACGTCCCGTGTCCGCATTGCGGAACGATGCAGGTGCTGGAGTGGGAGGGCCTGAAGTACGACCCCGATTACCGCCTTGTGCAGTACATGTGCTGCAACGAGGAGTGCGGCGCCCTGATCGAGGAGCACCACAAGGCGGCCATGCTGTCCGCTGGCGAGTGGCGAGCCCATGCCGTCGGTGACGGCGAGACCGTCAGTTTCACGCTGAGCGCGCTGTATGCGCCTCCCGGCTGGTTGACCTGGACGGACCTGGCGAAGGAGTACGACGAGGCCAAGCGTCTACAGGAGAAGGGCGATCCCGGGTCCATGCAGGTGTTCTACAACACCCGCTTGGCCCGGCTGTGGGACAGCGCCGAGGAAATGACCAAGGCGGACGAGCTGCGCAAGCGAGCCGAGGCCGAGGGGCATCGGCTGGGTCTGGTACCCGCCGGAGCGCTGCTGCTGACCGCGGCGGTCGATACCCAGCACAACCGCTTGGAAATGCTGGTGATGGGCTGGGGCGAGGGCCTGGAGCGCTGGACGGTCGATTTCCAGGTGATCCCCGGCGACCCGACCGACGAGCGTACCTGGGCGCTGCTCGACGAGCGCCTGAAGGCTCGATATCGGCACGTCAGCGGTGTGGACCTGGCCATCTGCGCGGTCTGCATCGACTCGGGCGGTCACCATACCCATGAGGTCTACCAGTTCACCCGCCTGCGCCGCTGGCGAAACGTGCTGGCGGTGAAGGGTGCGAGCAAGCGCGGCCGCCCAGTGCTGGCCCAGCGGCCGTCCAAGGTCGACGTCACCTGGCAGGGCAACACCGAGAAGAGTGGCGCCGAACTATGGATGGTCGGTACCGACACGGCGAAGGACTGGGTCTACAACCGCTACCACCTCAAGGATGGCCCCGGGGCGTTGCACTTCTCCGCAGACCTGCCGCCTGACTTCTTCGACCAGTGCGTGGCCGAGCGCAAGGTGGTCCGCTACGTGAAGGGGTTCAAGCGCACCGACTGGGTCAAGGCCAAGTCGGAGCGAAACGAGGCCCTCGACCTCATCGTGTACAACCTGGCCGCGGCCCACTTCCTCGGCCTGCATCGCTATCACGCTCCGCAGTGGAGCAGCCTGCGCGCAGCGGTAGGTCAAGGCAGCCTGTTCGCCGACCCAGTCGCCACGGTGCCCAGCGCAGCCGACGAGGCGGACGAGCATGAGCCGCAGAACGAGGCGCCAAGCGCCCCAGTGCGGCCGGCACCTCCCACGCGGAGCGCGAACCCACCATCCCAACCAACTGGCCGGCGTACCTCGCGCAGCGGGTATCTGAGCCGCCGATAGACGAGGTCAGCATGAGCACAGCGCAGCAGCGCCTGGACGAGGTCCGGGTGGCGATTCAGGACATCCTGAAAAAAGGGCAGTCGGTGCGCAAGGGAGACCGCCAGGTCGACCGCGCGCAACTGGCGAGTCTGCGCGTTCTGGAGCAGCAGTACGCCGAAGCCGCAGCCCTGGAGGCGGCTACGAACAACCGACGCTCGCGCCAGGTTCGCCTCTACAGCGGAGGCAAGGGGATCTGATGGCTACCCGATACCGAATCACGTCGAAGCGCATTCGCAACAGCTACGAGGGCGCTGGCACCGGACGCCGCGCCGCTGGATGGGACGCGCCCGAGGCGGCGCTGAATGCGGTAGCCATTCCGGCATTGCCGACCCTGCGCAAGCGCTCGCGAGCGGCGGTGAGGAATGACCCCTACGCCGCGAGCGCGATCAGCAAGCGCGTCAGCAACCTGATCGGCACCGGCATTACGCCGCGCGCACGTCTGGACGACGCGGCGTTGCGCGAGGCGTTGAACCTGCTGTGGGAGGACTGGGTAGACGAGTCGGACGCGGATGACCGTACCGATTTCTACGGCCTGCAGATGATCATCGCGCGGATGGTCGAGGAAGCGGGCGAGTGCTTCGTGAGGCGCCGCAACCGACGGCCGGAGGACGGCCTGGCGGTACCTCTGCAACTGCAGGTGCTCCCGCCTGACTTCGTCCCGGTGGATCGCAATTTCAAGACCCGCAGTGGCAACGTGGTGCGCGCGGGAATCGAGTTCGACGCCATCGGCCGCCGGGTTGCCTACTGGATGTGGCAGAGCCATCCCGGCGATCCGGCGGCGCCCCGGCGCGGCTACAACCAGCTCAACCGCATCCCGGCGGACCAGGTGCTGCATATCTTCGAACCGCTGGAGGGTGGCCAGCTGCGCGGTGTGCCGCGCTTGTCACCGGTTCTCCTGCGGCTGAAGTCGCTGGACAACTACGACGACGCGGTGCTGTTCAGGCAGGAGGTTTCCAACCTGTTCGCCGGCTTCATCACCAGGCCTCGACAGGACGGGGCGCCGATCTTCGATCCGTCGACCGGGCTGGAACTTGCGCAGGATCGCGACGGGACACCGATGGTCGGCCTGGAGCCGGGGACCATGCAGGAACTGCTGGAAGGGGAGGAGGTGGTTTTCTCCGACCCGCCGGACGCCGGTAACACCTACGTCGACTTCATGCGACAGCAACTGATGGCAGCGGCGGTCGGTGTCGACCTGCCGTATGAGCTGCTCACCGGCGACATGGGCGATATCAGCGACCGCACCTTGCGGGTGCTGCTCAACGAGTTTCGGCGCCGGATCGAACAGGTTCAATTCAGCGTGTACGTCTACCAGCTCTGCCGCCCGGTGCGCGCGTGGTGGCTGGATACCGCGTACCTCAGCGGAGCAGTCGACCTGCCGGACTATCCGGCGCGGCGACGTGAGTTCCTGCGCACGCGTTGGATCCCGCAGGGCTGGGCCTACATCCATCCGGTGCAGGACGTCCAGGGCAAGCTGCTGGAGATCGGCGGAGGCCTCGCCAGCCGGAGCGAGCATGCGCTACGCACCGGATACGACGCCGAGGTGATCGACCGGGAGAACGCCCAGGACAACGCCCGGGCTGAAAGCCTGAACTTGCACTACACCACCGACACCGGGCAACCGGTGAGAGACCAAGGGGACTCCCATGAAGAAACGCAATGAACAGCCCCTGGCGCTGGCCGCCCTGTGGGCGCTGCTGGGCGTTGGCACGCTCGCCGATCCGCGCATCCAGAACAAGGCGCAGGGCGCGCCGGATCTGCAGGCCGAGCACTGGTACAGCGTCAAGGCGCTGAGCGCTGAGGGTACCGGCTCGGTCGCCTCCATCGAGATCTATATCTACGGCGAAATCGGCTTTTGGGGCATCACCTCCGCGGATTTCATCCGCGACCTGAAAGCAGTCGACGACGGCACCTCTCCGGTACTGGTTCACTTCGACACCATCGGCGGCGACCTCTTCGACGGCATCGCCATCCACAACGCGCTCCGGGCCCTGGGCGAACGCTGCACCGCCCGGATCGACGGGGCCTGCTTCAGCGCGGGCAGTGTCGCGGCCTGCGGCGCGCACCGGGTCGAAATGGCCGACAACGCGCTGTTCATGATCCACAACCCCTGGACCTTCGCGGCAGGCGACAGCGAAGACCTGCGCAAGGTCGCCGACATGATGGACCAGGCGTTCGAGGGCATCGTGGCGAGCTACCAGCATCGGCCGCTGAATGTCGACGACGCCGAACTGCGCCGGATGATCGACGACGAAACCTGGCTCACCGCGCCCGAGGCGAAGGACAAGGGGTTCGTGGACGAGGTGCTCGGCGCGGCCGAGCCGATCGGCGTGAACGCACGCCTGGGCAAGGTGCTGAATCGCTATCGCAACACGCCCGACGCGGCGCGCCGGCTGCTGGCCAGTCGGGAGCCGGTGGGCGACCCCGCACTGACGTCGGCCGAACTGGCTGCGGAGCTGACGGCGGACTGCGCCCAGGCCGGTCTGGCCGACTGCGCGGCGTACCTGATCAAGGCCTCGGGCCTGAAAGATCGCGAAACGGTGCGCGCGGCCTTGGACAGGGCGAAGGCCGTCCGGTCGGTGTGCCTCGTCGCGAAAATGCCCGATGAGGCCAAGGCGCTCATCGAGGAGGGCCTGGATGCCGACGGCGCCCGTCTGCGGCTGTACGACAAGATCGTAGCGCGCAGCACCCAGGTGGAGATCGACAACCGCGTGCCGACGGACGATCAGCCGCAGAACACGGCTTACCAACCCCCGGCGCCGAGCGACGTGTACGCGAAGCGCCGGCTCAATGCCTCGAAAGGAGGAAAGCAAGCATGACCATCAAGACCGAAGGCGTTCACGCCGGAGAGTTCCTCCTGTCGGAGGCCAACGGCTCGCGCAGCCGCGAAAACATCGTCATCACCGCCGGCTCCGGCCGGCTGGTGGCGGGTACCTTGATCGCCCCCATCACCGCCGCCAATGCGCTGACCGCGACCGCGGCGGCAGGGAACACCGGCGACGGCACTGTCGGTGCCTCCGTGGTGACCAGCGCCGCCATCAGCGGAACCTACGTGCTGGAAATCACCGAGGCCGGAGCCAATGGCGGCAAGTTCGAGGTGGTCGACCCGCAGGGACGCCAGGTGGGCACTGGTCAAGTCGGCCAGGCGTTCACCGGCGGCGGAGTCGGCTTCACCCTTTCCGACGGGGCCACCGACTTCGTAGTGGGTGATCGCTTCAACCTGCAGGTGCTGGCAGGGCTCGGCGAGTGGACGCCCTACGACGACGACGGTGCCGATGACGGCCGTCGCGCGGCTGGCGGCATTCTGTTCGGTCCAGTGGACGCCACGGATGCCGACGTCAAGGCGGTGGCCGTGGTCCGTGATGCCGAAGTGATCGCCAGCCTGCTGACCGGCCTGGATGCCGCCGGTGAGGCCGACCTCAAGGCGCTGGGCCTCATCCTTCGCACCTGACCTCCTCCGTCCCTCAACCACCTCAAGCCCCGCCTGCGCGGGGTTTTTCATTTCTGGAGTATCCACATGGCTGAAATCAGCATTTTCGAAGATGAGGCGTTCTCGGTGGAGGCGCTGCTGGCGGTGATCAACACCGATCACCCGGTGCCGGGGCAACTCGCCGCGCTGGGCCTGTTCGAGGAGCAGGGCGTGTCCTCGCTGGTGGTACAGATCGAAAAGGACGGCACCACGCTGCAACTGGTGGAGGCGAAAGCCCGCGGCGGCGTTGGCCAGGTCGTGACCGGTGACAAGCGTCAACTGGTCCCCTTCAACACCGTTCACCTGCCGCAGACGTTCCAGATCCTCGCCGATGAAATCCAGGGCATCCGTGCGGTGGGTAGCCGGACCGAGCTGCAGTCCGCCGAGGCGGTCGTGGCCAAGCGCCTGGAAAAAGCGCGCCGCCAGTTGGACCTGACCCACGAGTATCAGCGCATCGGCGCCATCAAGGGCAAGATTCTCGATGCCGACGGTTCGACGGTACTGCTGGATATCTACCAGGCCTTCGGACTGAGGAAGCCCAAGCCGCGATCGCTCGAGCTGGGTAACCCCGAGGGTGATCTGAGCGGCATTCTGGCCGACCTGCTGGACGAGCAGGACGACGCGCTGGGCAACGTCCCCAGCACCGGATCGCGAGCGTTCTGTGGCAAGAACTTCTGGGCCAAGCTCATCGATCACCCCAAAGTGCGCGGCACTTACCTGAACACCCTGCAGGCGGCGCAACTGCGGGGTGACCGTCGCCAGTCGTTCGAGTTCGGTGGCGTGGTCTGGGAGCGCTATCGCGGCAAGCATGACGGGGAGCCGTTCGTGGACGATGGCAGTGCCCAACTGGTCCCGGAGGGGGTTCCGGACCTGTTCATCAGCGCCTTTGCGCCGGCGGACTACATGGAGGTCGTCAACACCGAAGGCCTGCCGTACTACGCCAAGCTTGAGCGTCTGCCCTTCGACAAAGGCGTGGCTGGGGAAGCGCAATCGAACCCGCTGCACCTGTGCACCCGCCCGTTGGCGGTGCGCGAACTGACCCTCTGACCGTGGCGGGTTTCTCTGAACTGGTCGCCGACATGGACGAGATCATCGCCGACGTCCTCGGCGATGGTGAGTTTGGCTACCTGGACCGCTCTGGCCGGCAGGTCGGCAATGCTGCGGTGATCGTTGAGGAAGGTGTGGAACGCATGGAGGCCGGCGCCCTGGATCGGTACCGCACCATTGCGTGCCGCAAGGCCGTGTTGCAGCCCCTTGATCGAAAGGGGGCGTTCCTCGATTCCGATGGCCAGGTCTGGCGCATCGACGGCATCCATGCCGACGACGGCGACTGGATCACTTTCTACGTGGTGCCCGAATGAGCGATGTGATCGATGTACAGACCGCGGTCATCGGCCAGTTGCTGGACCTGCTCGCCGCGGTTCCGGTGTTCGGCGATACCGTCCGTGAGGACTGGGTGGCCGGGGTGCTCGACGCCGAGGACAGCGACGAGCCCGAACGGCTGATCATCCTGCAGGAAGGGGACACCGTGGAACGAGACCGGTCGCCGGGCAGTGTCGTGGAGGAGTGGACCGTGAACATCGTCCCGATGGCGCGCGGCAGGGACGCCGCCCAGGCGTTGCGCGAGGCGCGCCTGGCGATCAAGCGGGTGCTCAAGGGCCACAAGGCCGGGCTGACGGTGCCCGGCCTGGTGCGTGTCGATTTTCCGGCATCCGCTGTGCGCCTGCCCGAGCCCGGCCGGCGCTGGGCCTATCGAGCCATCCCTCTGCAGGTCAGCTACTCGCAGCAGTTGTAACCCATCCACCAGGCCGCCTCCGGGCGGCCTCTACATTTCCGGAGGGCTCCATGCCCGAGATCATCGTTACCAGGCCGTTCAACTACCGCGAGGGGCTCGACGCGACCCACTACCCGGCGTCGAAGGGCGCCATCAGCGTTACCGCCGCCGTAGCTGCCCATGCCCTGGGCAAGGGCTACGCCACCGAGGCCAAGGCCAAGGCGCCGATTCCGGCAGCTACCGCCGAGCCGACCGGCGGCGACCAGAAGTAACCCACCCGAACCCATCAGGAGAGCCCCATGCTCCAGACCATCGACCGCTCGTTCATCGGCGAGGGCATCATCCATGCCCGCCTGTACGGATCGCAGGAACCGTTCCTGCCGCTCGGCAACTGCGACACCTTCAACATCAGCTTCGCCACCGACCGCAAGACGCTGCCCAACTACATGGGAGGTGGCGGCAACAGCAACGTCCGCGAGCGCGTCACCGACGTGACGTCCTCCATCGGAATGTTCGACCTGACCGCCGAGAATGTCGCCCTGGTGACGCGCTCCACCATCCAGGTGGCGCCTACCGCCGCGATCACCGACGAGGCGCATACCTCTCAGGGGGTTGCGCTGGAGTTGATCCCGTTCAAGTACCTGCCGGACCTGACCAAGCCCGTGACGGTGAAGACCGCGGGGGACGTCGAGGTGGCCCCGGGCACGGACTACCTGCTGGTACCCCACGGCATTCAGGTGCTGAGCGGCGGCAAGATCGATGCAACCGGCATCAAGGTCAGCTACACGCCGCGCCCGAGCCGGGCGGTGCATATGCTCAACGGCTCGCAGAAGGAGCTGGAGCTGTTCATCGCTGGCCTGAACGACGCGCAGTCGGGCGAGCCGTTCGCGCTGCGCCCTCGCCGCGTCAAGTTCGGCCTCCTGCAGGAGCTGGCGGTGCTGGGCCAGGAATACGCCAAGCTCATCGGCCCGGCGGAACTGCTCGCAGATTCGCGCGTGACCGCGACCGACATTTCCAAGTTCTGCCAGATGGATCTCGCGCAGGCGGCCTGACCGCCGTGCCAGGGATGGCCCCATGACCACAGCCCGCCGTTTGGCGGGCTTTTTTTGCCAGAGGATTGCCATGGCGAACCCAATGCAGCGCCTGATCCAGTTCGTTCTTCGCGGCCGGGACGAACTGTCGCCCGCCGCCCAGCAGTCGACCGAGGCGCTGGAAGGGCTGCGCACCACAGCGGCGAACCTGAACCGGCAGTTGGACGATGCGAAGGGGGCCCGCGGCCTGGTGACCGCGCTCGGAACTACCGAGCGCGCCATTGCGCAGACGCAGACGTCGGTGCAGCGGGTGGACCGTACCATTGCGGACCTGCGCGAGGCGTTGGACCGCAACCCCGGGAGCCGGGGCCTGGCCGTGTCCCTGCAGATCGCGGAACGGGACGCAGCGGGTCTGCGTCGGACCCTTGACCAACTGACCGCTCGGCACGCTGAGCAGCAACGTGCGGCGCGGGCGGCGGGCGTGGATACCGGGCAGCTTGCCAACGAGGAGCGGCGGCTGGCGTCGGTGGTCGACAACACCCGCGAGAGCATCGCGCAGAACAGCCGTGAGATCCGCGAGCTGGAACGCGCGCAGATGCGAGCGGCGCGGGAGGCTGCTGGCCACACCTCGCGCGTGACGGCGCTGCGCGAGGCCATGTCGTCCGGCGTTCGCCAGGCAGCCGCTTACGCCGCAGCCTTCGTCGGCATCCAGGCGGCGCTGAACCTGGTGCGCAGAGGAATCGGCCTGGTGCGTGATGGCATCGTCTCGATGCTGACCACCGGCGACCAGTTCGAGAACCTGCAGAACCGGCTTACGTCGCTGATGGGCTCGGTTGCCGAGGGGGAGCGGGCAACCGCCTGGATCAAGACCTTTGCCAAGGACACGCCGCTTCAGTTGAGCGACGTCACCGACGCCTTCGCGCTGCTGAAGGCCTACGGCCTGGACCCGATGGACGGGTCGCTGAAAGCGATCGAGGACCAGTCGGAGAAGCTGGGTGGCGGCATGGAGCGCCTGGAGGGCATCACGACTGCAGTCGGCCAGGCCTGGGCGAAGCAGAAGCTGCAGACCGAGGAGATCCTGCAACTGGTCGAGCGTGGCGTGCCGGTGTGGGACATGCTGGCCAAGGTCACCGGCAAGAATGCCGCGCAGCTGCAGGATCTGGCGAGCAAGGGCAAGCTTGGCCGGGACGTCATCAAGGCGCTGGTCGACGAAATGGGGCGCAGCTCCGAAGGGGCCGCTGCGAAGGCCATGAGCACCCTGACCGGTCTGGTCAGCAACCTCGGCGACACTGCGGCCGACTTTCTCAACCGCATTGCCAACGCCGGCGCGCTGGACCACGTCAAGAACAAGCTGAAGGAACTGGGTGACACCATCGCGCAGATGGACCAGGACGGGCGCCTCGACTCGCTGGCCAAGGGGCTGTCGGATGCCTTCGTCCAGGGCTCGGAATGGGTCGAGCGCTTCATCAAGCGCCTGGCCGACGTCGATTTCGGCACCCTGATCGACAAGACCTCGGCCTGGCTTAGCAGCTTCAGCACCCAGTTGGACGACATGGCCTCGCGGGTGCAACTGTTCATCGCGCCGTTCCGGACGTTGTTCAACGGCGTCACCTCGGGCATCAGCGCTATCGCCCTGGCCTGGACCGGCACCATGTCGCTGATGGTCGCCGGCATCGAGAAGGTGGCGGAGAGGATCCCGGCGGCGCTGGGTGGGGAGCGCATCCGCAGTTCCGTCGCCGGCGTCCACGACTTGCTCAGCAGCATGAGCGAGGGCTTCCGCCAGCAGATCCAGCAGGACGCGCAGGATATCGCGGATGCCTGGGACACCAGCACCACGGCTACCGCCTCCGCCGCACAGCAGCAGAGCCAGGCGATTACCGACACCTTCACCGACCTGAAGGCGGGTGCGAAGAACGCGGCGGCCGAGTCGGTGCAGGCGGTGACCAGCCTGCAGAATGCCCTGGACCAGATCAGCGCGGCCAAGACCACCGAGCAACTGACCGCCCTGCAGGGGGAAATGCTCAAGGCCTACCAGGCCGGCACGCTGAGCCAGCAGGAGTATGCGAACGGCGCCGGTGTCCTCAACGCGAAGCTGACCGAACTGAAGTCGACCGCCAGCGGCGCCGCCCTGGGGGTGTCTGACCTCAGTACCGGCCTGGAGAACCTGAAGCAGGTCCAGGACGCGATCAGCAGCGCGAAGACCACGGTCGATATCCAGAACATCCGGACGGCGCTGGGCCGGTTGTACAACGACGGCACGATCAGTGCGCGGGAGTTCAACCAGGAACAGACCAAGCTGTCCGCCAAGGTCAAGGAACTGAAGGCGGCCGGCGAGGAGGGCGCCAAGGGTATGCAGGCGGTCGCGGAGTCCTCGGACAAGGCGGCCAAATCGCTCTCGGACCAGCGCAAGGCCATCGGCGAATCGATGGAGGCAACCCGCAAGGGAGTAGCGTCGACGAAGGACGACATGGGCGCCTTCGAAGGGTTCTTCGGTGGGGTGTTGAGCACCGCGCGGCAGGGCGTTGCGCAGTTGAGCCAGGAAGCGCTGAACGCCTTCGATGCGATGCGTGGGATCTCCACCGTCGATCTCAGCATCGACACCAGCAGCCTGGACGCCACTTCGCGCTCCCTGGCCAAGGTCAGTGAGCAACTGGCCCGGATCAAGGCCGAGTCGGGCGTGGGCATGAGCGGTTTCGGCCGCTGGGCGATGGATACCCAGCGAGCCAGCCTGGAGATCCAGGCGGCGTACCTGGAGCAGAAGCGCAGCCTGCAGAGCCTGATGGACGACTACGAGCGCGGGACCATGAAGCTGGGCGACTTCGTGTCGGCGGCCAAGGGTGCTCGAAACGGTCTCAGCCTGCTGAACGATTCGGACATGCGGCAACTGGAGAGTGCAATCGAGGCGGCCAATCAGAAGATCCAGCAGCTCAAGGAAGGCTCGAAGTCGACGCTGGTCAGCCTGCGCGAGGAACTGGCGGGGCTGCGCGGCGAGCAGGAGGCCGTGGATCGCAGCCGGTTCAACAGCCGCAAGGCCGAGTTGCAGCAGCAACTGGCCGAGGCCCAGGGCAGCGGCGACATGAACGCGGTGCAGAACCTGATGACGGCGCTGGCCACCCTGCAGCAGATCCAGGCCGAGACGGATGCCAAGCGGCAGAGAGAGGAGCAGCAGAAGCGGGTGGACGAGCAGAACGCCGCCAAGGCCGCGGCGGCGGCGCCTGCCTCGCCGCCGGCTTCGAGTCCTCCGCCCCGGGTCGTTCGTTTCGAGACGGCGCGGGGAGCCGTTGACGTGGCGGTGGCCAGCGAACAGGACGAAACCAACCTGCTCGGCGTGCTCGAGCAGGCCAGCATGAGGACCGGCCGATGAGGCTCGATGCGGTGGAACTGGGCGACCAGTTCGAATGGGTGGACGAGTTCACCTGGGATGCGGTGGCACAAGAGCAGGAACGCTCCCTGACCGGCGCGCTGCTGGTGCAGGAAGGCACCAAGCTGCATGGCCGCCCGATCACACTGCGCTCCGGGGGAGGGGTATGGACGCCGCTGTGGGTCGTGCGCCAACTGGAGGTGCTGCGCGACCAGCGCCTGCGGGTCATGCCGCTGGTGCTACCAGACGGCCGCGAATTCTCGGTGATCTTCAACCGCGCCGAAGGGACGCCGCTGGAAGCCGAACCGCTGTTCCGCGAGGTCAACCCCGGTCCGGACGCCGACTACCTGGTGACGTTGCGACTGCTCACCGTAGCGCCGCCCTCGGCACCGCCCACCCCCGACCCTTGATCCCACACCCCGCCTCGGCGGGGTTTTCTTTTCTGGCTGGAGTGTTCCATGACGATCACCGTCGATGATGTAAAGCTGCTGAAATCCCAGCGCCTCACCGATGAGGACGACGGCGGCGGCCGTGCCACCGGGCAGGCCGTGGTGGATCGCGAGATCAACAACCTGTTTCCCGATATCTCGCGCCTGGACCGGACCATCGGCCGGATCAACCTGCGCAAGGCCTTCGCCGGCATCAGCTCGAACAGCGCCGAGCCGTACCTGGGCGCTCATGCCATCGTCACGCGGGCGCCGGCCGATCCGCGTGTCTCGGTGCTGCTGTTCAACACCGGTAGCCAGACCGACGAGCGCCGCGACGCGCGCAACGCCATCGAGTCCTTCGTGGTGCCGGCCGTGTCCGCCTCGTTCGAACTGCTGGGCAACCAGTTGCAGGGCCAGCGCGCCATCGCTTGCGTGCAGCGCGAAGAACAGCGGCTACCCGAGATTGGCGAGGTCTATCAGTTGGTGTTCGAGTCGCGCTCGCAGTATGTCCGCATCACCGACGTCGAGGCGCGGCTCGAACAGTTCGCCCACGACTACGGCAACGGCAACTTCGTGAACTTCACCCGGCGCCGGCTGGACCTGTCGATCAGCGCGCCACTGGGCGCGACCTTCCCCGGCGGCCAGGTGACTCCAGGCGGTACCACCAGCCCGAAAAGCCAGGTGCTCAGCACCCAGGTCGCCGATGCCGCGCGGTACTACGGCATCAGCCCCCTGGCCGAGGCTGTCAGCCGCGGCGCCCTGAGCCTGCGGGTCAAGTCGGTCTATTCCCAGCTGGTGCCCAGCACCACCCGGGAGAACGCGCTGGTCGACCAACTGGCCGGCTACCAGCGGCGCCTGTTCGCTGCGGCCGGGCCGGCGCGGACGGTCAACCTGAATGTCGCGAACATAGGCAGCGGCAGGTCGCGGACGTTCCTCGGCACCGGCTGCGCGCCGGGTTCGCTGTCGCTGAGCGCCGGCGGCGGTGTGTTCGCCGACGACCGCAAGGGAGGCCTGCGCTACATCAGCGGTTCGAACTGGATTGCCAGCGGTACCGTCGACTACGAGAGCGGCGCAATCGAGATGGCGGCCTCCGGCAGCGGCTGGAGCGGGACAGCGAGCGCCACCTACCAGCCTGCCGCGGCGGCGACGGGCGAAGCGGTGACCGGGGAGATCCCTATCGAACTGGGCAACCGCGGCTTCGTCTACACCCTGTCGCTGTCCGAAGCGCCGCCCCAGCCGGGCACCCTGGTGGTCTCGTTCCTCGCCCTGGGCAAATGGCAGGAGATCCGCGACCAGGGCAACGGCGAATTGGCCGGGGAAGGCACCGGCACGGTGGACTTCGCGACCGGCTCGGTATCCATCACCCTGAGCGCGCTGCCGGACGTGGGGAGTTCGCTGATCTACGCCTACGTCGGGCAGAACGATGCGGCGCTGACCCAGCGCACCGGCACCAGCGTGCAGGCGCGCGCGCGGATCAACCGGACGTTGCCGCACCAGGGGCTGTTGCCCGGCTCCTACAAGGCGACGTTCAAGGTCGGCGGGGTAGAGCGCACCGTGCTCGATAGCGGCAACGGCTCGCTCAGCGGTACCGGTGGCAGCGGCCAGATCAACTATGCCGACGGCAAGGTCAGCATGGAATTGAGCGCCACCCCGGATGCCGGGAGTGGGATCGTGCATACCTACCAGCAGGGCAGCGTGACGGACAGCCCGCTGGCGGTGACCTCCGACAGCACCGGCATGTGCATCGGCACTCTCCCCGGGGCGCCGCTCAAGGCGGGCAGCGTGCGCCTATCGTGGATCACCAAGCGTCGCCAGGCGGCACCGACCCTCGGTGCTGACATGGGCACCGGGGCGCTGCCGATCTTCGAATCGGAGATCACCGTGGACAACTCGGTGACCGACGACGCCGCCGGTGGCTGGGCCGGGCGCGCCGGGACGATCAACTACGAGACCGGCGAATTCAGCCTGAAGGTGGCCGGCAACTACGTGTTCAAGGAGTACACCTACTACACCGACACGGTCGACAACTTCGGCATGAAGAAGCTGCGCCTGGTGGCCACCGATACCACGTTGCTGGAGGGGTTCGGCGGCACGCTGAGCGTGCGCGCGCAGAGCCGCGGCGTCGAGTACGGCGAGCAGACCGATTCGCAGACCGTCGCGCCGGTGACCCTGGACCTGTTGCCTGGTGTGGCCGAGCCGATCCTGCCGGGCTCGCTGGTGTTCACCTGGGCCGGCGAGGTCTACGTCGACCGCTCCGGTGTGCTCTACAAGAACATCAACAGCAGCACCAACGCCGGCATCGCCGTCGGCTCGGTGGACTACGCCGGCCGTACCGCGACGCTGAATACCTATGGCTCGGGGGCGGCGCCGACGGTCACGCTGCTGGCCTGCCTGACCACCAACGCCGGCTTCAGCGTCACCAGCATGACCTTCCGCACGCCGGGGGCGCCGCTGCGTTCTGCGAGCCTGCAGGTGACGGCGGTTCGCCTGGATACCGCGCAGATCGTGACCACCACGGCGGACGCGAACGGTAAGCTCAATGGCGCGGTGATCAAGGGTAGCGTCGATATCGTGACCGGCATCGTCCGGCTGCGCTTCACCAGCAATCTGGAGGACACCACTGGGGCCAGCGATATCCCGGTGATTCCGCTGCTGCTGCGCTACAACGCGGTCGTCTTCACCTCGCTGCCGCTGGACGCCACCCTGCTGGGCCTGGACCCGGTGCGACTGCCGGCGGACGGGCGGGTGCCAGTGTTCCGCGAGGGTGACGTGATGGTGGTTGCCCATACCGCCGAGACCACGGTGCCGAGTCCTCAAGCTGGCGGCGTGCTGCAGCTCGGCCGCGACCAGCAGGCCGAGATCAAGGTGGTGGACGCCAACGCGGTGGAACTGGCCTCGGCGGGCTACAGCGTCGACCTAGAACGCGGCCGGGTGACATGGGCCAACCCGCTGGTCCTGCAGGATGCCGAGGGCAACCCGCTGACCCTGCCGCTGGTGGTGCGTGACCGGGTTGAGCACATGACCCTCTGCACCGAGGTCCAAGTGAACGGCGAGCTGGGAATCTCCTCGCCGCTGCCCTGGGATCTGCCGGCGGGCGAAACGCTGGCGTCCAGTGCGCTGAGCTGGGGCGACCTGCAGGCGCGGCTGCACCACTGGTTCACCCAGCGGACCTGGGATATCGGCTCGCCGAACTGGACCGACGAGCCGAAGGGCGACGGGACCACCGCCAACTACAACAGCCTCGCCTATCCGCCGCTGATCGCCAACCGCGGTGCGATCGATGCGAAGTGGGCGCTGGTGTTCAACTCCTCGACCAGTTTCAGCGTGGTGGAGGAGAAGCTGGGGGTCATCGCCAACGGCACTACCACCACCGACACGGCGCCGATCAACCCGGAGACGAACACGCCGTACTTCACCATCCGCAAGGAAGGCTGGGGCAGTGGCTGGGCGGCCGGCAACGCGGTGCGCTTCAACACCGACTCGTGCCTGGGGCCGATGTGGATCGTGCGGACGGTACTCAGCGGCAAGGGCACCGTCGAGGACGATGAATTCCACCTGCAGATCAGAGGAGACGCGGACTGATGACCGCTCGACAGTACAGCTATCGGGACGCCGGCGCACCGCCGGCGCTCTTCCCGTCGGCGGTGACGCCGTTCCAGAAGCTCAAGAGCTACCTGCGCGCGGCGCTGGTCGATGGCTACGGCAACAAGCCACCAGCAGGGTGGACCGTGGTAAGCGAGTTCGACACTGCCATCACCCTGGCTCCGGCGTCCAACTGTGCACAGATCACGTTCTGCCAGCACTTGCCAAGTAGTAGCGGTAGCAGCTACCGGGACTTCGTCGGGATCTTTGTACATGAGGGCATGCTGGATATCAGCACTCCGCTTCCAAAGGGGGTCAACACGCGATCACGTACGTGGTCGGCGGATACCAACCCCACCAGCAATGATGCCCATATCCTCTATCTGGGCTACATGTACTGGAACTACGCCACCTATTGGCAGATCTGCGCGGATGCCGAGACGTTTGTCTTTTGCATGCTGGCGGATAGGGGCTATGAGAATACGAGCGAGGACTACAGCCTCGGCCTCTATGTCGGGCAGTACGAGAGCTTTAGTGGCGCCTCTGGCGTCCAGGGATTCATCGCCGTCGGTGGCGCCCAGGGGTATCAGAGTTCAGCCAGCCGAAGTACCAACCGGTCCTTTGGGAGTGGGTTCAGTTCACTGCGTGACCAGCGCTCGGGGGAGATCATCCAGGGTGGCGGCGCCGCCCTGGGGGCGCTGATGGACCAGATGCAGTACCAGAGCATGTACTACGACAGGCCAGAGGGAGAGAATCCGCCCTATTGGCGTATGCAGCAGCCCTATGTGGCGAACGGCGCGAACTACGTCGGCCTCCTGAAGGGTGTGTGTTTCGACCCGATCCTGGGCCACTACCGGCATGGGCACCTGCTGGATCGGCTCGGCCTGCCCCTGGCCGCAACCTCGGTGGCGGAGGCGGTGCAGATGGATGGCAAGACCTATTACGTGGATATGGACCGTTGGGGGCTCTGGTTCCTGTCTGTCGATCCGGCGTGGTGGCCAGCATGAGCGGGCTGATGCTGCAGGTGGTGCCGCCGGTACAGGTCAGGCCCGGCACCTGGCTGCAGCGCTTCGGCATTGGGCCGAAGTCGCTGCGCCCGCCTGTGGAGGTCGCCTGGTCGGGTGCCAGGCAGGCGATCTACCAGACCCTCGCCGTGAAGGTCACCCGTGAAGGGGAGGAGACCTCGGCGCGCAAGATCGCCACGCTGTATCGCGGGGCGGTTGTCACCGCGACTGCAATGACGGCGTCTTTCCAGGTCTACGAGGGCGAGACGGTGCAGCGCTTCGAGGCATCGGGCCTGCGCGGACAGTTCGTGATCCAGGTCACCGACGAAGGCGACCCGCGCCTGGGGATCATTCGCTGGCCGGTCCTCGATGCCGATACGCGCCTGCTGTCCTATGACCTGACCGAAGGCTCGGGCGGTCGAGATCCGACCGACCCAGCGAAGGTGCGGGCGGTCGTCACGGTCGACGGCGGTGCTGCGGCGCGCCAGGTGGTGGTCATCGAGCGCAAGCTCGATGGCGAATGGCGGGTGGCCGGCGTGGGGCAGACGGCCGAGTCCGGGCGCGCCGAAATCGCTCTGGAGGTGACGGCCGGCGGGACCACTTACGCGATGGGGCTGGATGACTGGGGCGCGGTGTTCGAGCCGCGTCTCGCCGTCAGCCTGGGCCAGCGCGTGCGTCCGACGATCTTCTCTGGCTGGCTCTACGAGGTGACCGAGGCCGGGGTACTGCCGGCGGCTGAGCCGGAGTGGTGGCCGATTGAGGGCGACAACCCCAGCCGCCAGGTCGGCACGGCCCGTCTGCAGGCGACGCGTTACTACCGCCCGCTCAGCCACGGGCCCTTTCCTGTCGAGGCTCTATGATCAATGCGAGTTTCGGCGCCCCCTGGCAGAGGGCGGCGCCGCTTTCCGTGCGCGCCGTCCTGCTGCGCTGGCAGCGCCTGGTGCTTGCCGATGCGCGTAGCGGCGGGCTGTGGGGCTCCGGCCGGCCCCTGGCACGGCGTTGCGCCAGTGGCTGGTCCGGTGTACCGGTGCGTGATGCGGGCTGGGGGAGTGGCTGGAAGCACGCCGAGCAGCGCAACGCGGCAGCCCGCAGCGCTTGGGACAGCACCCGGATGCTGGACGTGGAGAGAGAGCTAGGCTGGGATCGGACGCTGCGTCCGCGTGATCGGCGCCTGTCGCTGATCTACAACCCGCGCCCCGCGGCCAAGGACGCCGGCCGTCCACCCGGCTGGCGGCGCTCGGCCGAGTTCGACCGCTTCCGCGATGCGCTCTCGGAGAGGCGTGCCAGTCTCTACATCCCGACCGGGCTGCTCGACTTCAATTTCGGCCCGACCCGCTACACCCCAGCGAACACGCCCGACGTGTTCTTCGACTTCCGCTACGTGGCGCCGGTCCGTGGTGTCCGTCCGGTGGACGCCGGGGCGCGCAGCAGCTACGGCAGCCCGGCCCGCTTCGATGCGTTGCGGCGGATTCCCTGGGCATGGGGGCGGCCGACCGATCCGGTGCCGACGGGCATTGTCTACCCCGACTATCCGGGGCCGGTGGTACCGATAGATCCACCCACCGAGCCCGAGATACTGGAGACCTACATGATAGGAAACACGGTCACCCTGGTGGTGCTGCCGAGTCGCACGCCGCTGGATGCGACCAGCATTCGCATCGGCCTGGATATCGACTCGTTCGCCTGGTCGTTCTCGGCTGACCTGTTCGGTCGCACCTCGCTGGACCTGGCGGCGCCGGATGCCAACGGGCCGAAGACGGTAGAACTGGAGATCAACGGCTGGACCTGGCGGTTTCTGGTCGAGCGTTACAGCGGCAGCGGCAAGCATCCGAGTGAGCGCTACACCATCAGCGGCGCGAGCCGCACCCAACTGCTTGACGCGCCCTATGCGCCGAAGCGCAGCGCGGTGAACACGGCGCCGCTGAACGCACGGCAGGTTGTCGACGACCAGTTGCAGTACACCGGCTTTTCAGTGTCCTGGGACGTCGAGAACATGGGGCCGCCGGACTGGACGCTGCCGGCCGGCGCCTTCAGCTATCAGGATCAGACGCCGATGCAGGTCATCGTCAAGCTGGCCGAGGTCGCCGGCGGCATCGTCCGTCCGGGCCTGATGGACGACTCGGTGACGATCCTGCCGCGGTATCGTGAGGCGACCTGGTACTGGGACACCGCAATTCCCGACCGGATCATCCCGGCCGCCATCGTCGCCGAGTGGGGCAGCGAGTGGAGTCCCCAGCCGGCATGGAATTTCGTCTACGTCAGCGGTACCAGCTACGGCGTCAGCGTGCAGGTGCGGCGCGCCGGTACCGCCGGCGAGGAGTCGGCGCCTGATGTTATGGAGGACTGGATGACCGGCACCGAGGTGGCACGCTCGCGCGGGATCTGCGAGTTGTCGAAGGGCGGCAACCAGGCGATCGAGACGCGGCGTATCCCGCTGTTCCAGAAGGATGATGGGGTACCGGGCCTGGTGCAGCCGGGAATGCTGGTCGAGGTGAGGGACGAACAGGCGACCTGGCGCGGGCTCTGCCTGGCCACCGATATCTCGGCCGAGGGGGTAGGGGCTAGCCGCGTTTGGCAGACCCTGCGCATCGAGCGCCACTACCCGGGAGGCTCCTGATGGCGACGGTCAACCCCTGGCGTCGGTTCATCGGGCTCTTACCGGGCGGCGCGCGCACGGTGGGGGAGGTGATCGACGTCGACGAGGGCGCCGGCACCTGCCGCGTCCGCCTGCGAAACAACGTCGTGATCGCGGCCCGGGGCACGGCGGTGCCGGCCGGGCAGATGGCGTTCATCAGCGATGGCCTGGTGACCGGGCCGGCGCCGCAGCTCCCCCAGTTCGATATCGAGGTTTGACTGAGCCGATCCGACCAGCATGCCGTCCAGGCACTGCAGGCGGTCGGATCCGCGTTTCAAGGTGAGCGGATCGCGTGCGGAGATCCACCAGCCATCGCGCAAGAGCTGATCAACATGGGCGCGCAGCCCGGGGAACATCCGTTTATTCATCGTGGTTCGCCTCCTACCTGGCAAGCGAACGATAGCAAACCGGAACCCCTTCACGCCTACCGATAGCAGAGCATTAACGTTACTGGAGAGAACCGATGCTGATTACCGAGCAGCAGCTGCTGCAGATATTTCCGAACGCCGGCCCGCAAGCCGGCGTTTTTGTTGGTGCGTTGAACCGCGGGATGACTCGCTTCGGTATCACTTCGCCCGTGCGAGTCGCCGCGTTTCTCGCCCAGGTCGGCCACGAGAGCAGCCAGTTGACCCGGCTGGTGGAGAACCTCAACTACAGCGCGCGCGGTCTGGCGGCGACCTGGCCGAGCCGGTACCGCAGCGCCGACGGCAAGCCGAACGCTCTGGCCCTGAACCTGGCGCGGCATCCGCAGGCTATCGCGAACAACACCTATGCCTCGCGCAATGGCAACGGAGACGAGGTGTCCGGTGACGGCTGGCGGTACCGCGGGCGCGGACTGCTACAGATCACCGGCCGGTCAAACTATCGCGCTGCCGCCGCCGGGCTGGGTCAGCCGCTGGAAGCGGAGCCGGAACTGCTTGAGCAACCGGAGTGGGCGGCGCTGTCCGCCGCCTGGTGGTGGTCGACGCACGGCCTGAACGAACTGGCCGACCGGGGCGAGTTCGCTGCCATCACCCGCCGGATCAACGGCGGCCTGAATGGCCAGGCGGAGCGCCTGGCGCTGTGGGAGCGCGCCAAGGCGGTGCTGTCGTGATCTCGGCCCGCGTGATTTCGATCGCGCTGGCCTGCCTGCTATTGGTCGGCCTCGGCGCCGCCGGCGGTGGCTGGCTCGGCGCGCGGCACTACCGGCCGCAGCTCGATGCTGCGCTGGCGGATCTGGTCGCCTGCCGCGCCGCCAGGGGCGGCCTGGAGGACGCAGTGGCGGAGCAGGTCCGGCAGGTCGCCGCGCTGCGTCAGGCTGGCGAACAGCGGTCCCGGGATGCCGCGCAGGCGATGGGGCGGGGCCGGCAGCAGGCCGCCGAGCAGTATGCCGCGGCACAACACCTGCTGAGCCAGCGGACCGCCGGCGAGCAGTGCGCGGCTGCCGATGCGGTCATTGATCAGGAGCTGGGTCTATGAGGGTGGTGCTAATGCTGGTGATGGTTGCGCTGGCGGGATGCGCAGGCCAAGTCGAGCCTGAGCCGCGACCGGTGCGCGTGGAAGTGCCTATTGAGGTGCCGTGTCGTGCACCTGATATAGCAGAGCCGGCGTGGGCCACGGCGGGGCTGCGGAGAGACGACGACCTGCAAGTGAAGGTGCGCGCGTTGCTTGCGGAACGCCGGCAGAGGATCGGATACGAGGAGGAACTGAAGGCCGCCGTGGCGGCGTGCAAATAGAAGGAGCGACCGCAACGGTGCTGTCACATCGTCGCGGTCGCTGAACCTGCAGACCTACCCTGCAAGCCCAGCCCAGGCTCCTGCCTCGTGCACGAAGCGAGCGGAGCCTAACACCTGTTTATTCATACAGTAAAGGCTTGCAATATGACCAGTCCTGTTTTCCCCTGGATGGGCGGAAAGCGGCGCCTTGCCGACCGTCTCATCCCTCTCTTCCCGCCCCATGAATGCTATGTCGAGGCCTTCGCCGGTGGTGCGGCGTTGTATTTTCTGCGTCCAGTTCCTGCTCAGACTGAGGTGCTGAACGACTTGAACGGCGATGTCGTGTGCCTCTATCGGGTGGTGAAGCATCACCTCGAGGAGTTCGTGCGCCAGTTCAAGTGGGCGATCTCGTCGCGTCAGGTATTCGAGTGGCAGAAGATGACACGACCAGAGACGTTGACCGACATTCAGAGGGCCGCTCGTTTCTTCTACCTGCAGCACCATGCTTTCGGCGGTAAGGTCAGCGGGCAAACGTTCGGCACCGCGACAACAGGCCCGGCCGTCAACCTCCTGCGCATCGAGGAAAACCTGTCAGCTGCATGGCAGCGGCTGGCGGGAACCTATGTTGAGAATCTGCCGTGGCTTGAGTGCGTTGAGCGCTACGATCGCCCGCACACCTTTCATTACATGGACCCGCCGTACTGGCAGACCGAGGGCTACGGCGTGGACTTCCCGTTCGAAGAGTACGAGCGGATGGCCGACTTCATGCGCCGCTGCAAGGGGAAGGTAATGGTCAGCATCAATGACCATCCAGATATCCGCCGGGTGTTCGAAGGCTTCCATATTGAGCGCCTGGATATCCGCTACAGCAACACCAACCAACGACAAGGCTCGGCCGAGGTCACTGGCGAGTTGGTGATCATGAACTGGGAGCCTGCCGCCCTGGGCGGTTTGTTCGTCGGGATGTAGCCTGTCATGCCGGCCAACTGGCCGGCTTTTTTTGGGCGTACACTAGTCGCTTTCCATTGAGGCCATGAAATGCTGGTGATTCGGCTGAAAAGCAAGTGGACCCTGAAGTTGGACCGCCAGATAGGCAGTTCCGGCAAACACGGGATATGGGCATTCCACTGCTCTGAAAGCACTTTCGCGCCGTCTTCGAACGACCTGCGGCGCACTGCGGCGATCCTTCCAGCCGAGCCCAAGGAAGGCCAGACGGTGGACGTATCGATCTGCGAGACCGCGCACTCGCCGGATGGCTGGATTGCCGTCGGATCAGGCGTTGCTGCTTACGAAGCGGAGCGCTGAGGCTCGATCAGATGGGCGCCCTGGTTTCGGACGTTCCCCACGTCTCGGCTGACCGCGTACCACCGGAACGACTCGCTCGGCTCACCCTGGTGGAGCACGATCTGCTCCGCGCGTTCCGGCGGCGTCGCAGGGTCAAGCCACTCGCGTGCCAGTTCGGGTGACAGCACAACAGGACGCCGATCATGGATGTCGACCATGCCGCCCTCGGCGTCCGCGGTAATGATCACGAACCCATGGTGATCTGCCGGTTCGTCATCGAGGCCAGGAAACTGGCCGATGGCCGCGCATAGGATCGGACTCCCGTCCCGGTGTTGGATATGGAACGGTTGCTTCCGCGCCTCGCCTCCATCGACCCACTCGAACCAGCCCGAGATCGGCGTCAGCGCGCGATGGCGCCACGCGGTGCTGAAGAAGCGTCCATGCGCCACCTTTTCGACTCGAGCGTTTATCGGCGCCGCGCGATCACGGGCCCAGAACGGCCTCCATCCCCATCTGATCGCCTGGACGACCAGGGCGTCCCCTTCCAATCTGAGCGTCGTCACGGTCGTCGATGGGGCGACGTTGTAGCGCTCGGGCTGCTCGCCGACAAGGTTGACCAGCGCGTTGGGAATCGACAGCGCGTCGACGAACTCGTGAAGTCCCGTGTACTGCGAAAGCCTGCCACACATCGCATCGCTCCGGCCGAAGTGGTGCGGTAAGGGTAGTTCAGGTGGGCCAACGCCACGGCCGGAAGTCGCTGGGGATCTGCTCGACAAGCAGCAGCGTCCCGCCTGCGTCGAGTTCGATCTCCAGACCGCGCACAACGCCGGCGCGCTCAAGCGCCTGGCCCAGGCGCAAGTATGTTATCCCGTCCAGGGGATCCCGGCCGAGGTAGCCCAGCCGCTGTCGTGCGGGTGCGGGCCCGTGGTAGATGCCCTCGTCGTCCACGCTCCCGACGACGACGCCGCCGTCGAGCACGTCGTAGCAGCAGTCCGAGCAGTAGTGCGTCTCGCGCGTTATGCCGTGCTCGATCGCCCAGGAGTACATGCCGAGCGCGTCGGTGACCATATCGTGCCTGTCTTGCAGGCCCACGATTCCGCACTGGTAGAGTTCGTTTGCCTCGGCCACCAGATACAGGTACTGCTCATCAGCGGCATACAGCCATGCTGCGTGCTGCCGGATCGCTGCGAGCCATTGGGTCAGGCGCTGACCGTGGCGATGCCTGGGATCGGAATAGGACATGCTGTAGTTGGGGGGTACGAGTCGTTACTGTATGTACATACAGTATTTGAGGTGGGTACGGCATGCCAGCGAATGGCGATGAGCTGCGCGTACCCTTGGCGAATGGCTGACTTCATGCGGCGCTGCAAGGGGGAGATGAGGAGGAGCGCCTGAATATCCCTCCAGCAACACCAACCAGGGGCCTGTGTCGGGCTGCTCTTTTTCTGGTTACGCCAAATTTACGCCGCCAGAAACGACAAAGCCCGCAAATTCAAAGACTTGCGGGCTTTCTTTGGTGCCTCGGGAGAGCACCGATGCTGATTACCGAGCAGCAGTTGCTGCAGATACTTCCCAACGCCGGCCATCACGCCGGCTTTTTTGTGCCCGCACTGAATGCTGCCATGGGGCGCTTCGGCATTACCTCGCCGGTGCGGGTCGCCGCGTTCCTCGCCCAAGTCGGGCACGAGAGCGCCCACCTGACCCAGTTGGTTGAGAACCTTAACTATAGCGCCCGCGGCTTGGCTGCGACCTGGCCGAGCCGGTACCTCGGTGCCGATGGCCAGCCCAACGCCCTGGCGCAGCGCCTGGCGCGCAATCCGCAGGCGATCGCCACCAATGCCTACGCATCGCGCACCGGGAACGGCGATGAGGCCTCCGGCGACGGCTGGCGGTTCCGCGGTCGAGGGTTGCTGCAAATCACCGGCCGTAAGAACTACCGGGCTGCCGGGGCCGGCCTCGGCCTGCCGCTGGAGGCTGAGCCCGAGTTGCTGGAGCAGCCCGAGCACGCGGCCAGGTCGAGCGCCTGGTGGTGGGCGGCGCATGGGCTCAACGATCTGGCCGATTCGGGCAGCTTTGCACTTATTACCCGGACGATTAACGGCGGCATGAATTGTCAGGCGGAGCGCCTGGCGCTGTGGGAGTGGGCGAAGAGGGTGCTGTCGTGATCTCCGCCCGTGCGTTCTCGGTCGCGCTGGCCTGCCTGCTGCTGGTCGGCCTCGGCGCTGCTGGCGGTGTCTGGATTGGCGCGCGGCACTACCGGCCGCAGCTCGATGCTCCGCGGGCGGATTTGGTCGCCTGCCGCGCCGCCAGGGGAAGCCTGGAGGCCGCAGTGGCGGAGCAGGGCAGGTAGATTGCCGCGCTGCGTCAGGCTGGTGAGCAGCGCGCCAGGGATGCAGCCCAGGCGGTGGAGCGGGGACGGCAGCAGGCCGCGGAGCAGTATGCCGCGGCACAGCGCCTGTTGCGTGAGCGCTCCGCTGGTGATCAGTGTTTGGCAGCCGATGCGCTCATCGATCAGGAGTTGGGACTATGAGGTTGGTGCTGATATTGGTGATGGTTGTGCTGGGGGGGCGCCGCTGCTCAGGGCGAGCTTGAGCCGCGTACGGTGCGTATAGAGGTGCCGGTGGTGGCCGTGTCGCCTCCCGGTGGTGGCCGAACCCATTTGGGCAACTGCGCGACTGAAAAAAATGCTGATTTGCAAACCAAGGTTCGTACATTACTTGCGGAACGGCTTCAGCGGATAGCATATGAGAAACACCTGAAAGCCGTACTCTCTGCATGTGATTGATTTTCATAGGTAATTTTATTGTTCATTTCCACTGTTCATTTTGGGTCTAATTTGTAATTTAAAATCGCGGATTCTAGCTGGGCTGTCGTGGCAGGTTTATAGAGAACAGCATCCGCTCCTCGTGAGAGAAAGAAGTTAGTCATATCTTTCTCGGCACTTGCTGTTAAAACAATAATATAGCTTGGGGTGGAAGCAGAGCGCTGCTCTTCCTTTCTGACTTTTTCAATTAGGTCCGATCCGCTGGAAGTCGGCATTTCATTATCTGTTATGATTATGTTAAATTTACCTGGTCTCCAATGTTTCCATGCATCATTACCATTGTTGGCAGTTTGAACTGAGTGGCCTAGTTTTTCAAGTTGCATTTGTAAAGCTAAGCGATTAAATGGATGGTCCTCTGCAATTAGAACTGACAGTGGCTCAGTGTTTTCTTTTGGAGTCTTTATGCTTTGAAGGGAGGGGGGCACGGTTACCAAGGATAACGGTAGTCTCACAGTGAAGCTTGTTCCTACACCTTCTTTGCTGCTTAAGCTTAGTTGACCACCCATGAGACCTAATAGTTTTTGAGTTATGCTTAAGCCTAGCCCGCTTCCGGATAAGTGAGCTTGTGTCTTTTCTCCAACTTGACTGAAGGGCTGGAATAACTTTTTCTGGTCCTCTTCGTTGATTCCGACTCCTGTGTCTGCGATGGTTAGACGTAGAAAAGTTTTCTCGTTGTGAATGTATGTATGTGCTTCTATACTTACTTCTCCTATCTCGGTGAATTTTATAGAATTGCTGAGTAAGTTTGCTATTATTTGGTTGAGGCTAGTTTTGTCAATTAATACGAGAAGGTCGGTGCTTTCGCTGATGTAAGTGGTAAAATTAAGACGCTTTTGTTGTGCTAGATTTCTTACTATATTTGTAGATTTTTGTAGGAATTCCTTTAAGTTTATAGTTTGCAGTGTAGGTTCGAGTTTTCCTGACTCGATGCGGGATAGGTCTAAGACGTTGGTCAAAAGCAGCAGGAGATTCTGGGCTGCCTCATTCGCAGTTTCTAAAATATGTGTTGTTTTCTTTTCATTTTTGCTTCGCTCAAGCGCGATTTCTTGAAGACCGATTATAGCATTTAAAGGATTGCGTATTTCATGGTTCAATGTGGTGATGAAATGTGTTTTAGCTTGACTGGCTGCTTCTGCTCGTTTCTCGGCTGAGCGTGTTTTTTTAACTTGTTGGACTAAATAGAATGCCCAGGTTAGGCAAACTAAGATTAGCATTAAGAATATCGATGTCGTCTTTATTATTGCTTCTTTATGATCTTTCCAGAAATCTTTTTTCCCTTCTGAAAAGTTTGGTCGCCAGCGGTAAAGGATTCGTGAAACTTCTTCTGGTGTTATGGTTAGTTGTGACTTTCTCAATATATTCTTTAGGACTTCCTGATCCTTTGCTACGGCTATGCCAAGTGGAATAGGTTGGTTGCTCAAAATTTCTGCAATCTTTATACGGTTGCTGAAGTACTGCATTGATAAGTAGGGGCCGATAAAGTTATTGGTAAGTATTGCGTCGTTGCTTCCCTGTTCGACGCTTTGCATTGCTTCTACAGTATTCTGGTATGAGGTTATTTTGATATTTGGATATTCATTTTTAACGTAATTTTCTAGAAAATAGCCTTCTGTCATGGCTAATTTTTTTCCTTCTAAACTTTCTAGTCCTTTTAGGCGTCTGGGTCTTCTGTTTTCTTTTTGAAGTGTCATCAATACGGGTGATGTATGCAAATAAGGAGGCAGTACCTCTAGGTCGGCAGTGGATGTTACTTGTGGAGGAAAGTATGGGGTCATTAGCGCCTTGCCGTCCCGTAATAATTCCTCGGCTTCGGAAATGTTTTGTGCCTGAACATAAGTGAATTTTAGCCTGCTGCGTTGACTAATTAAATCTAGGTAGTCGTGAGCTATTCCGCTTGTAGTGTTTTTGGAGTCTAGTTGACTAAGTGGGCCTAATGAGGGAATCACTGCGACTGAAACATATGGATTTCTATTTATCCATTCTCTTTCGTCTGTGGTTAAGCCAATTTTGGGGTCCTGAAAGTGTAAAGTATGGCCGGCGCTCCAGTTGCGTCTAATAGCTTCGCCATGCTTTCTTTGAACAAGAGGTAGTCCTCGGTTTATTATCCTTTCTAGCCTTTTTTGGTGGCGCGCGAAGAGGAATCTTAAGCCGGTGGAGTTGAGATTGGAGAAGTTCTCTATTTGCAAGTCGAGCATATATTTTGTTTGTATCAGGTACTGGGCGCTAGATAACTCCAATAGGACGCCATCTACATCTCCTAGCGCTAGTTCTTCCAGCGCGATTAATGGAGAGTGGTACTCTTTAACTAGGCTGTGGGGATAGTGTATTTTGGCTTCTTTCTCAGTTGCTCCTTCGATAGCTAATGCTAAGATATTTTCTGGCTTGTCTGAACTGAATGGTTGTGCCATAGACTGAACTAGAACTGACTGTTGGCGCATATAGAAGTCACTAAAGAATAGATTTCTCTCTTGCGCTTCTACTATGTTGCCGCGCTCTAGTATATCTATTTCTCCATTTTGAAGGGCATCTAAAGCTAATTTGCGAGACGGGTACTTTTTTACTTTTGGTGGTCGAGGTAGAAGCAAGGATAGATAATCTGCAGAAATTCCTTGGTATCTATTATCCTCAATGATTGAAATAGGAGGATGGTCTGGGGAGACTATACCGACTGTTAGCTCGTAATCTTTTAGCCATTGCCAGTCTTTCTCATCAAGCCAAGGTCGAGTATTAGTGTTCATCTGGCTGGTAATGATAATCGTTTCTTCGGTTGCTCCTGCTAGAGTCGGCACAAGAAATAATGCAATGCTGAGTGCTATGTTTATGAGCGAGGTTTGCATTTTTTTCACCAGTTTATTAGTGTTTCATATGTTAATTTTATTTCTAATAACGCGGCGCTCAGGAGTTAGTATAGATCGCTGCTCGTCTATGTTAAATAGTCTATCCCATGTTATTTGGAATTTCTTGGGTGGAAGATTCGAAACTACTGATGGTGACACCGCAGTTGAACGGTAAATTTCTGTCAACTGGCTCAATCCGGGCTTGGACTTTCTGCTAGACCACCCACCATGTTTGGCCTTGCATCCCTCGCGTTGGTGCTCTGTATGCTGCTGGACCTCACCGAGTGGCGACAGAGTGCTACTGAACTTATGATACTGATGCGTCTCCTTCATGAGGGAGGCTAAAGCTTCGCTTGAGCACGCAATCCACTGCTGCCTTCGCCATTGAGAGCTAACGGCGTTTAGTTCGTGCGGTGCCAAAGACGCTCAGTAGCTAAGGGTGTGGAGAATATACCTGATCATACTTTTCATGCAGATGTGTCGGAAATTTCGTACATGCTTATCAGCTAGAGTTAGGTATGCTCTGGCTGAGCAACATATATGATTAAGCTGTGCGTGTGGTGATCTAAATGGGTATTCAGGGAGTGTGAAGATTGAAAGCTAAACTCTTAGCGGTTTCCTTTATGGCTGCTGTGATGCTCAGTGAGTGGGCAAATGCAACGGGGCAAAGTAGGTATGGTTGTGCGTGGTGGGACACTAGTACTAGTACGGTGGCATCTTTCGATACTGTAGCGTTTCAGAAAGCGGCTCCGAGTAATATTATTCTTAAGAATGTTGCCGTGGGCGGTGTTATGGCAAGCTATCCTATTTATATCGATAGAGGTTATACGAAGTGCAATATTGATCTTCTTCCCGGGCAGGTTAGAGTGAGTTTCGGGGTAAACACAGTTATGCCTCTGGTAGGAGGTATCTATCAAACAGGTTTATCCGGAGTTGGCATAAGGTTTAGCAATAGTCAGTCGCTCATTCCGGGGGGGTATAGTTACCGTAACGCTCCGGCGATGATTGCAGATGTTGGTTTGATTAAAATGGAGATCGTTCGTACTGGTGAGTTGGTTCGTGAGGGGGTAATTGATTTTGATTTTGAACTCATTGGTGTAGTTCAAGATTGGGAGGCTTTCAGAGGGAGGTACTTTGGTCAGGGGCAAGTTTCTCGTCTGGGTTATTTTGAGGGGTGTAAGGGGGATGATTTGAATGTTCAGATGGGAAGGGTGGCAATACAACAGATCGGCCAAATGAGATCCCGCCCGTTTACTTTGAGTGTTCTATGTAGTGGGGGGCCCGCTAAAGGTGAAAAACTTCCAGTTAAGGTCTATTTTGAGGGCTCTACTGCTGGCCCTGGCGTGCTTAGACTTACGCCCGGAGGAGCTGAAGGTTTTGGGATTTCTCTGAAAACTACTGGTGGATTGAATTTGCCTTTCGCAAGATCCCAAGCGCTTGGTATGGACTGGGTGAGGTCGGAAATGGATGGAGAGCGGTATTCCTTTGAGGCTGTGGCTGACTATATTAGTCTTGCTGGCTCTGGTGCTAAGCCTGGAGTGGCTAATGCAACATTGTCATATATTTTAGAGTACGATTGATTCTTTTGGAATGAGTTGGTTTGTAGTGGCCAACCCATCCCGGACAGTGGGTTGAGTTTTTCTTCGGCCACCGCAGGCGGTAGCCCGTCGTTGAATTGATGCGGCCTGATCCAGTTGTAGCGGTGCATCAAGTAATGACTGATGTCCCGTAGGGCCTCCTGCGCCGTCAGGTAACCCGTTGACGGGACCCACTCCGACTTCAGACTGCGGAACAGGCGCTCCATCGGCGAGTTACCCCAGCAATTCCCCCGACGGCTCATGCTCTGCTGCATCCGATAGCGCCAGAGCCGTTGCCGAAACAGGCGGCTGGCGTACTGGGTGGATTCAATCGGCCGTCGCAACACTGGGTTGCTGAATAGATGTTAGATAGTCGTTCAGTACCTCGGCAGGTGTTTTCCAGCCGAGCGTTTTCCTGGGTCTAGTGTTCAGCGTATGGGCTACGGCTAGGATCTCTTGGTAACTCCAACGAGACAGGTCGGTGCCTTTCGGGAAATATTGCCGTAGAAGACCGTTTGTATTCTCGTTCGTACCGCGCTGCCATGGACTGTGAGGGTCGGCAAAGAAGACTTTTACTCCAGACTCAATGGTAAAGCGGACGTGATCCGATAACTCCTTTCCACGATCCCAAGTCAATGATCGCCACAGCTGAACGGGTAAGCCAGTCACGGCCCTCTTCAATGCATTGGTCATGGTGACAGCACCGTAGCCAGCAAGAGCGGGGCCGTTCTTCGTCCGGGGAGTCAGCCCGTAACCTTCCTCGCGAGGCAGATGAACGAGCATGGTAAATCGGCTTGAGCGCTCGACCAGCGTCCCGATGGCGGATCGGTTCAGGCCAATGATCAGATCACCCTCCCAATGCCCTGGTAAGGCGCGATCCTCCACCTCAGCAGGACGGCTGGAAATCATGACATCCTCGCTGACATGTGCCCATGCTTTGGCCTGCGCCCTGGCTCTTGGTACGCGCAACGCCCGCCCAGTACGCAGGCAACTCACCAGTTCATGCTTGAGAGCGCCTCGCCCTTGAATGTAGAGAGCCTGATATATGGCTTCGTGAGAAATACGCATGGACTTGTCATCCGGAAAGTCGATTTGCAGCCGGTTGGCAATCTGTTCGGGTGACCAACCATTGACCCATTTACGGTCACCACGATGTGGTTTATTTCGTCCCTTGAATGGTGCCTGTAGAGGACCGGCAATCTCACGGCCATTAGCGTTATGAACCTTGCCTTCCAAGCGCTCTTGCACGTAATGGCGCAGTTGCGGGTTGGTCACCAATCTCGCCGGCTTCGGTCTCTTGGCAACCAATTCCGCCTTCCACTGCGCGACTGAAGCGCGATACTCGAGCCGGCCGCTACGAGTTGCTGCGTTACGAGTCAGCTCCCGTGAAATGGTCGACGGACTTCGTCCAAGACGGCGAGCAATCTCACGCACACCAACACTTTGCGCCCGGAGCAACCCGATCTCTTCTCGCTCAGCGAACGACAAGTACCTTCCTGATATGTGGTTCGACATGAATAATGGCATTCCGCCGCGATGACGGAACCAGCGTGTGCCTACCGCTGACGATACGCTAATAGCCTCTGCCGCCCTTTCGCTTGTGATCCCGGTTGCGATCTGTTCCCAAAATAGCCGCTCGATCTCTCGGCGAAGTGACGGGGCACCTGGCGAGCGCATTGCCCCTCGCCCCGTCAACTCCTGCATCCACCCTGCAGGTCGCCCCATAAACACCTCCACGATCAAAGGTGTTGCAACGACCGGTTGAATCCACCCTGGCTGCCCTGGTCTGAATGGAACAGCACCTGCTGTGGCCTGCCGCGCTGTTCGTAGGCCATGTCCAGGGCCTTGATCACCAGCTCGGCATCCGGCTTGGCCGAGAACGCCCAACCGATCACCCGCCGGGTATGCAGATCCAGCACCGCGGCCAGGTAGTGCCAACGGCCTTGCGCCCAGACGTAGGTGAGGTCGCCACACCACACCTGATTGGGATGCTCGGTCGCGAATTCGCGGTTCAGCCGATTCGGGATATCCGGCCGCTCAACCGTGGCCTGTTTGTAGGCGTGCGAGCCCGGTTGCTTGCTGACCAGGCCCAGCTCACGCATCAACCGACGCACTCGGAAACGGCCGATGGTCACGCCCTCTTCGCGCAGCATGCCCAGGATGCTGCGGCTGCCGGCCGAGCCCCGACTCTGGCTGAACAACTGGTTGACCTGGCTGCGTAGCGCCACGCGGCGAGCATCGACACGCCGCCGTCGAAGACGGTGGACGTAGTAGCAAGACCGCGCCACATCGAAAGCTGAACAGACCACTTCCACCGACTCCTGCTCACTCAACTGGTCTATCAGCGCGTACGATCGAGTTCGTCCGACATCAAGAGAGCGGTAGCTTTTTTAATATCGCTTTCTCCCGCTCCAGCCGGTTGATCCGGGCTTCCAGCTCCTGGATCTTTTGCTGCTCAGGCGTCAACGCCTTGCTCTTCGGGGTCACACCCTGGCGCTCCGCCTCGAGCTGCTTCACCCAACGGCGCAAGGCCGAGTCCACCACCCCCAGCGAACGGCAGGCGTCGATATGGCTGTAGCCTTGGTCCAGCACCAAGGCGGCAGCCTCTCGTTTGAACTCGGCGGAAAACGTACGTCGTTGCTTGCTCATCAGACACCTCTCTCACGGCGAGGATTCTCGCCTAAATCGGTGTCCGGGATCAGTAGACCACTACAGTAATTGTCTTGCTTAGGTTTGCCGGCGGTTGTGGAATTTTGTTCAGGCAGTGGTAAATAAGTGGTAAGTGAGAAGTTTTGTGTGGCGCGAAAGCTCGATTTTAGATGAGCTACAGAGAATTAACAGTCCAGTCCATCATCGGCGCAACGGAAAAGCGGCGTGAGAGGGTGGCGGGGGTGGTAGTCGGTTCTGGGCGCATCGGGACTTCGGCAGGGAGAGCGGAGCAGGGCGAGGGATTTTATCAGGTATGGAGGTGGAGGAGGGGCGGGATGAGCGTGCTAGTGTGAATGCGTGCAAGAGCCGAGGCTGGTGGGATGCCGAGATGATTATAAGTCTGCCGTCGGTCCGGCACCTGTATTCATTCAAGAGTTTTTCATCAGAAATTTTTTTCAATATTTATTTTTGAAGAATTTTATAGTTGGCCGGGTAGTCAAGGTTTGTAGGGTAGAGCTGTTGAGTGGTGGCGAGTGTGTTGGCCTAATTTGACCGAAGGAGTGAGAGATGAATACTTATTTTGATATTCCGCATCGGTTAGTGGGAAAGGCCCTGTATGAATCATATTATGATCATTTTGGCTAAATGGATATATTGTCAGGTGGAAGTTTGTACCTAATATATAGGCGGGCAACAGAGCATGTAGGTGGTAGTGATGGGCGTGTTGTTTTCAGTAAACTGGAAGGTGGTATTTGGAGTGCGCCTACAATAGTTGCCCAGGCGGGAGGACAGGATTTTCGAGATGTAGCTGGTGGGACGATGCCTAGCGGAAGGATCGTCGCGGCCTCGACGGTTTATGAAACAGGAGAGGTGAAGGTCTATGTATCTGATGATTCAGGTGTGACATGGGTACATAAATTCACATTGGCTAGAGGTGGGGCGGATTATAATTTTGCTCATGGAAAAAGTTTTCAAGTAGGGGCGCGCTATGTGATTCCTCTTTACGCGGCGACGGGAGTCAATTGTGAACTGAAATGGCTAGAGTCTTCTGATGGCGGAGAAACGTGGGGCGAAGGAAGCACGATCTACAGCGGGAACACACCATACAATGAGACTTCTTACCTTCCTGTGGGAGATGGCGTAATTCTGGCTGTAGCCAGAGTAGGATCTGGTGCCGGAGGAGCGTTACGTCAGTTTATAAGTCTGGACGACGGCGGCACATGGACTGATCAGGGTAATGTGACTGCACAAAATGGTGACTCTACCGATATTCTCGTAGCCCCTTCTCTCTCCTATGTTTATTCTGAGGGAGGTACACCACATGTAGTTCTCTTGTACACGAACAGAACGACTCATTTTTGTTATTACAGAACAATCCTGCTGGCGAAAGCCGTAGCAGGCTCCTCCGGCTGGACGGAGCGTGTTCCTGTGTATAGTGCGCCAGCCGCCTCCGGTTATACTAGTCAAGTCGTTTTGGGATGTCGAAGAATACTGGGTAATCTATTCAGGGAGACATCTTCTACGACGTCGGGAGCTTATCAGTTTGAAGTGTATCTGGGAGGAGTCCCGGATTTTGAGTCAGACTGGTTTTCTGTTTCTTCAAATAGTTTGTATACCCTGAGTCATGGACTCCAGAGGTTGCCGCGTCGGGTGGTCGTTGAGTTTGCAAGGTCATCGAGTCCATCAACATGGAACATTGTCATGCCCAGTTATTTCAATGATGGAGGGCATAAAGGCAGTGGGGCTCAGGTTGAAGTGGGTAGCTTGAATATTCGGCTTGGAACTGGAGCGGCAGTATGGGGCACGGGATATTTCGGAGGAATCGACAATAGTGCCACGACTCGATTCGCTACCGGGTATTATCGGGTCAGAGCATGGATTTAGCTGCCCACTGACTAGAAATCAAGCGGAGCGATTGCTGAATCGCATCTACCGGACGGGCAGGAGGTCTAGCTTGCTCGGCCCATTAAAAACTGCAGCGGTAAGGGTAGGCTGCGACCGTTTTTCAGTCACTGACAAAACCTCCGTAATATAGTGCTGACGCCTGGTACATCTGGAAACTTTCCGAAGAGACTGGTGTGGCCTCAATGCGCGCGGGATTACCACTCTTCTGCACGTTTCCCGAGCCTGGCCTGCCAGACAACGCCGCTCCCAATGCCTGGAGGTCTGCGTAGGCGTAGAACCAACGAGAGCCGTGGCAGCTCTTGGCCCTGCCGGTGTGCCCCTGCCGACCTAGTCCATTTGAAATATTGCGATCCTGGCATGGGCCAGTAAGATGGGCCGTTCGACGACCCGCACCAGCCTCTATCAAGGATCGATACATGAGACTGTCCCGCCCGCGTTTTACCCTTTCCGCCGCCTTGCTGCTTTCTCTTTCCCTTTCCGGTTGCGTGTCGGAACTTGATTCGGGCGCCTATGGCAGCATGGACGATCCGCGCAACGCGCAGATGTTGGACCTGGTGGACCAGGCGCTGAAGGGGAACATGGCCGTGGTACTGGTGGCCGACGTGATGCCGCACAAGTCCCTGAGCGATGCCCTGACCATGACCCAGTGGACGCCAACGGCGATCTGGGAGTACGAGAAGGACCCGAAGGTGACCTTCGGCCGCAAGTTCCAGACCAACGCGCTGCAGCGGAAGCCCGACGAGACCTATCTGTTCAAGGCCTTCGAGGTGCATATCCTGCCGCCCGGCAAGTACCTGCTGACCGGCGGCGACGACTACCAGATCCATGGCTTGCTCGACCAGGTCGGCGCCCGCAGCGGTCCGCCCGGTTCGGGCCATGGCGCCAACGGCACCGCGTACCTGTCCCCCGAGCTGTATCGCGAGTACTACCGGGAAGAAGTCTGGAAAGATGCCACCTATGGCAGCGAGATCAAGACCGAGAAGGTCTGCACCGCCGTGCATGTGGCCTCGGGCGCCTGCGTGAGCTGGGGCGAGCAGCAATACACGCAGACGACCCAGGGCTCCCAGGCCGGCTATTACCAGCAGACCGACTCCCGCGACGTGCCCTCGATCAAGGTCCAGGCGCGCCTGCCGGTCGACAAGGCGCTGGCCAGCTTCACCGTGCAGGGCGGGCAATTGCTGCTGGCCCCGCGCATGCACCTGAAGACCCCCGGCTACAAGTACCAGCAGTCGAAGTGCCGGGCGATCGATCCGAAGAAGATCGAATGCCCATTGGAAAACCTGACCGTCTACACCTGGCCGGCGCCGATGGACTTCAGCCAGTCCCTGATCGCCCAGCGGGCCCTGAGCGACAAGCACCGGCAACTGCTGTCCAGGCTCCAGCCCCTGCAGATCACGCCGCTGCGCAAGCAGGGCATGGAAGACCCGGTCTGGGGCGTGCCGCTGTCATTGAAATAGCGGGTGTTCGCTCAGGGGGGCGCCGGGTGCCGCCCCTATCCACGATCGGCAGGGAAGCATTTCCCCACAAGGAAGGTGACATGAACGTATATCGCAAGGTTTCCCGCAGTGCCGCGACTTGGCTGTGCGCCGCGCTGCTGGCCGCATCCGGCCATGCCTGGGCCGAAGACTGGTGGGTGGTACACAAGGGCGACGACCCTGCCGAGCTTGACGTGTTCCTGGCCGATGCCGATTCGCTGGCACCCGTGCCGGGTATCGAAAACGCCTGGCAGGTGCAGATCGCCATGCTGTTCGACTCCTTCCATCTGCTCAGCGCGCACCAGTACCGCTGCGATACGCGAGAGGTGAAGGTGGTCAACGCCAAGACCTTCTCCAACAACGGGCAACCCACGAACCTCCAGTTCACCTTCGCCAAGGGCTGGACCCCGCTGCCCAACGAAAGCCATGAGGCTGTCCTCCAGTTCATCTGCGCGCCGCAGGAGCGCGAACGCAATGGCATGCGCTCCACCGGCAGGGGCGTGCCATTGCAGGCGGTGATCACCGCCGTCGGCATGGTCGAGATGGAGCGCGCCCAGGCCAATCTCGCCGAGGCCCGGCGCAAGCTCGAAGAGGCCAAGAGCGATCGCGTCATGGGCGAACTCGATCGTCTGCTCGGCAACGAACCCCGGAAGCCCTGAGCCGCTCTGACTGAAGCAGGGTGAGGCGAGGCGGATCGGGCCGTTTTCCGGAGCGATCGGCGTAGGTCCGGAAGGCGCGTCGGGAGGGTCTCGATGAAGTGGTATAGCCGCATCAGCCTGGGACTCAGCCTCGCGGTCGCGAGCGCTTTCCTGGTGGCGTACTGGCGATCGCTCGACAGCCATAGCTATCCCAATATGAATGCGCCTGGGCTGATCGCCTACCTGCTGGCCTTTCCTGCCTGCGCCCTGTTGCTGCATTCCACTGCGTTGGCATTCGTGCTCCAGCAGCGAAAGCTGGGAAGCGCTCGCGAAAGAGCGCTGCAATGGTCGATCAACCTGGCGCTATGGATGGCGCCGCTTTGTTATGTCCTTGCCAGCGTCTAGCCCGATGTACTTCCCCTCAACCCGCAGAGCGACAAGCCATGAGGGCCGTTTCATCATTTTCCTGGGGGCAATGAGTGCGTTGTCCATTTCAATGGGTGGACGTTCAGCCGGCCCCGCCAGTAGACCGTGTAGCGTAGCTTCGTTTTCGCAGGAATGATGCCGAGATTGGGACGGAAGTTGATGTCACGGTGCGATGGGGCTCAGAGGACTTGGGGCGGTGGGGCTTTGTCACGATCCCGGTCATATCATGGGCTGCTGACAAGGGAGCATGGCGATTGCGGCTGCCCTTTTCCCGGTGAAGTGCGAAACGGATTTTTCAGGAGGAAGCATGAGCTACGACACGACCGGTTCCATGGAGGGGGCCACAGTAGGAGACCCTAGCGATGAGCGATGGAATGCGTTGATTGACGAAACCGACCTCGTAAAGGGCGCATCACTTATAGGCAGATCGGCAATGGTTTTAGCCAGCCTGGCCGATTTTCCAGATGTTCCGCAAAGCTACACCCATGAGTACATCGTTCAAGGCCACAGACCCGGTATTACCACTGGTGGTGGCAGGTTCTACTGGGATGGGGCGGTTGCGCGGAATCGCCACAACGGCGGGACTATCATCAGCCCCACTGTTCCTGCGTACACTGCCCAGACGGGGTTGGCTGGCTATCTGGATGGCTCGGGGGAAACTGAGCCGTCCGCCTTTGGCTGCTTTGTCCGCAAAATCGAAGGCTATGGTATTCGCCTCGAATGGTTCGGCTGGCTGCCGGGGGAACTCGCTACCGCGCCAGCGCAAAAGCTTCTGCAACAAACCCGTTCGAACGAAGGCTCTGCGGCCCACATCGGTTACACGGCCATGTTTCCCCCGGCGACCGTTCGCTCCGGTCCATTGGTTATCGGTTCGGACCAGATCATCGCCGGAACCAGCCGGACTGTCATTCTCCAGGAGCCCGGTACGGTGACGATGGATGTCCAGCCGTTCATCAGCATGGCCGGACAGAGCAATGTGTTCATCTTCGGCAATGGAATGCAGATCAATGGACAGAAGAACGAGGCACGCAGCGGCGAAGGTCGATATGGACTTTTCATCTATGGCTCGAAAAAAGTCCTGGTCCAGGACCTGACAATCAACGCGTTCTCCGGTGATGGATTGGCCGTTACCGGCGATGCGGGGCGACCAAGCGAAGACGTACGCATCGACCGAGTCCTTTGCAACTTCAATGGACGCAATGGCTTTTCGGTCATCAATGCCAGGCGCGCGACGCTGCTGAATTGCCGAGCGACTAACACGAATACCAATGGACTTGGTGCATCAGCCAATGGACCCTGGGCGGCCTTCGACATAGAGCCCAATGAAGGAAGCGGTTACTTCATCGAAGATATCAACCTGATCGGTTGTTCGAGCGAGGGCAATGCTGGGAACGGAGTCCAGTTCACCATCCCGAATACGGACTCCCCTGTCTCCGTCAGGGTGTCCGGATTCCAGTCCCGACGAGACGGTTCGGCTACTCAATACGGGGCGAAGAATGGCGGAGTGGGTTTCATATATGGAGGGGGCCTCTCTCCGAAAAACACTATGTCGGGTCTGATCCAACTGGTTGGCATCGTTGTCGACGAGCCTTTTGGCAGCGCTATGCGTTTCCGCAACTGGAGCGCCAGAAACGCGCCGGTACTCATCAGGGATGTCACGATAAGAAATGTGAACTTCGGCGTGGCCACGGGAAACATAAATCGATGCGGAGTCTGGCAGGACTCTTCTGACTCCATGGAAGTGATTGAACCAAAGGGCAATTTCGAAGTGGATGGGCTGACCGTCTTCGACGATAACCAACAGCTCATTCGACCCGTGTGGACCATGGGAATAGCGGCGGCTCCTACAATCGCCAAGGTGAGGAATGTCTACGTCAACCGACATGGCTATCCTGCTGTTTTGCCGTTACGTACGAAAGTACAAGGAGGCGTAGGGTGGAGCGAGCTGCCGATGGTGTCCTTGTCCTCGTCCTCAGCAATCGCAGGAACGGATTATGTCGGACAAATGGTCGAGTTGACGGGGAGCGGAGGATTCGTACTGCCGGAGGCCGCTCTTGCCTCGGGCTGTGTCTTCAGGATCAGGAATGGTTCGAGCGGCAGCATCAACGTCACGGCACTGGCTGGAGGAATCACGGGCAGTACCTACGGTAGCTACACCAACACAGGAAGCAGCCTGACCTTGATCAATGGGCAGTATGCCGAGCTATGGAGCAATGGAAGCACCTGGGTCCTGAAATGACGCGTAAACCTTTTATTTGGCTTGCCTCCGACTGTCGTGGCGTATGGTCGGTATGCTAGGACAGCTTTTCGAGCGGCTCAGCGCTTCGGCGCAAAGACCATCTTCACCGGCGCATCGTGCTTCAGGCGCGAGCCGTTCGGTTGGTTCCCGGGCTCGAAGCTAGGGTGCCAGGCCCTGAGTTCCGTATCGGACAGCCACTCCAGTTGCAATTGGTCCGCGGATGCGCGCAGGTCGAATTGCGCCAGCGACCGCACGACTGCATGGCACTTTTCCGATTTCCCGGTTTCGAGGAGGGAGACCTGTATTTCTTCGCCCCAGGTGATCGAACCTTTCTCCGGGCATTTCCGAACCTCGACGTGGTATTGCCCGTTCGGCGACGGCAGGTCGGAAATCAGCTTGTCGGGGCCGCACGCGGCGAGGAGTACGCTCAGTATCAGCAGGGGGCTTTTTTTCAT